CGTACTGAAACAGAAGGGAATTACACGGCTCTTAATGTTGCATGGGGCACTGATGGGGCAAACTCACTCAATTTTGAGTTCAGGAGCGCTACCTGAGCATCGTTATTTTCTGACATCCATTTTCCGTAAACCTGGAAAACCATCTGCGCATCAGCGTGACCCATCTGCGAAGCAATGAATGCAGGGTTAGCTCCAGCCGTCAATGACCAGCAAGCATAAGTGTGACGTGACTGATATGATTTCCTGTGACGAATTCCTGCGCGCTTTACTGCCGTATCCCATATCTGCCTTACTGAATCGACCGTGAAGTGATCCCCACATAAACCCGTTCTTGAAGTTACGGATGGGAGAAAGACAAAAGTGCATTTGTGCTTCTCTTTTTTACCGTACTCTCGCAGGTGAACGTCAATCATGTGCTCTTTGCCAAGCCTGGTGATTTCAAGCTGGCTCTTCAGCGCTTCGATTGCAGGTTCGATCAGGTGTATTACCCTGTTTGTTCCGGCCTGAGTCTTGGGTACGGTAAATTTATCCTGCGCCAGATTCCTCCTTATCATCATCGTTCCCGCCTTAAGGTCGATATCCTCCCACCCCAAAGCGCACAGCTCACCAGGGCGGATTCCTGTGTAGACAGAAAGAGACCACATGTTTTTTGCTTGCTGGCTGCGACAAGCTTCAATGAGCCTGACAAACTCCTCCCTGGATAGCGGGTCAGGTACGACTCTCGACTCTCTTAGTGGCGATATTCCCTTAAATGGTGTGTCATCGAGATAACCGTTTTCAACGCCAAACTGAAAGATGGCGAAAAGGTTAGTCATGTAGTTATTGACCGTCACCGCAGAACGCCCGGGCTCAGTCACTACATACTGCGTCTTTGGGAGCTGATAACCGGTCAGCAATTCCTTCCTTACCTCAAGAATCCTTTCTTTACTTATCGACGATGCGATCGTCTTCTCACCGAGAATGAGAAGAACGTTTTTGATTATCGTCCGGTATGTCTTTATCGACGTCGATGCGACATCAGTCTCTTTAAGAGATAAATACTTTTCTGCAAGCTCTCCTATGGTTAGCGCCTTGCTCACCTCACCAAATCGCTGAAGGTTAGGGGAGTTTGGAAACTGTGATGCATAGTTGAAAGTTCCCGTCTTTACTGCGTAGACAATGCTTGTACGCAGCTCTCCGGCAATCTTCCTGTTCTTCGCTGTATCAGGTACACCAAGACTTTCCCTTACCCTGACACCGTTATAGATAAACCACAGGCGCAGCGTGCCCCCGTGGTTTTCAACCCCGGTTGGATACTTCATGCATCTTCCTCTTTGGTTAATCGAAGGGGTATTTAAGCAGATTTCTTGCGGGGAATCGCGGGCTGCTGACGTTCAACCCATTTGTCGACTTCGTGACGGTTGTAAAGGATAGGGGAGTTATCTTTTGGCTGGCAGTCGCATGAGTAATGGCGGTACTCTTTACCCTCCATCCATGACGTTTCTCTGGCTAATCTTATCGCGTTCTTGGTAAGACCGGTAATCGCCATCAGAACCTTCTCTGATACCCACTTATTGGGCACAAGCTGAATCATATCGCTCATTGATTTCTCCATTGCGGAAAAGGTGATAAGCCTCATCGAGTGTGAGGCTGTGATTCCATGGTTACTCCGATAGTTTGAATCGCTTCTGAAATTCCTTCCTTGTTGCACAATACTCTAGATAGCTTCCGTTGAATTTAATCATCGGGAAGTCAGCAAACAGAACGTGGTCAAGCCCAATGGCAGTAACGATGAACTTAGAATTGTCACCATCAATATTCTGTGACTCATAAACGTAGCCACCTTCAATTTTGATTTCTTCACTGACTGACATTATCTATCTCCAATAAAAAACCGCCATTGCGGCGGTCTAGTCGATGCGGATGCCAGCTACTTCTCCGGCTGCAATCTTGTCGTAAAGCTCATACCAGGCATAGCCAATGAGCCGTCCATCACTCATTTTCTCTCCATATTCAAATCTGCCAACAGTTGGGTCTGCACGAGCAAGTGAAAGAACACCGATTTCTCTCTTCTTGTCTGCTTCGGATCTAATAGGAGTGATTGACCAATGCTTTGTCATGAGTACGCTTTCGACTGGAACATGATGTTGCTCGTTGGTCTTATAGGTATGAAGGATTGTGTACTCACCAGAATAAAGGATTTTACCTAGCAACTTCTCTTGTCCTTCACTTGGGAATTGGTTGCAGATGCATTGCACTTCTGCTCCAACAGGAGGCACACCTTCTCCATCCCAGTCTGGCTTGCTGGCTGCAAGTGCGGATTCGTATTGCTCGCGGGTGACAGATCTGTGCACATCCTCAGCAACGATACCCAATACCATGTCCACAGGACTAACAATGCATCCCTGAACTCCAACAAGATGACCCTTGGCGTTTTGATATATGCTGTCAGCACCAATGGGCCAGCCGCCAAGCTTCGGCAATTCCCTCACCAAAATATCAATTAGTTTCACATCAATCTCCTTAAGCTAATTTCTTATACACGCGAGGCTCATCAACAGTAGCCGCGCGAAGTTCGTGTTCGTGATGCACCGAGTAGTTGCCGTCATCCCATTTGCACCAGTATTTCGGATGGTCGCTATCCGGTTCAATCTGGCTCTCAACCATCCCTTTGATGCCTCCAGACTTAAGCTGCACTAACGCGCCCACAGCAAATTTAGCCATAACAAGCCCTCTGATTGATGTGCGAGTGAAGAGATAGCGCTCAGAGCCATAATTCCGACTATGAGCCAGATAATTGGATTGGCGTGCATGGTGACTCCGGATAAAGAAAAACCCGCTGGGTGCTGGTTTTTTATGCGTCGAATGGGTTAGGCATCGCTGCCACCATCTTTACGGTATGCATGACCAGGTGCTAAGCAGTGAGTTTTGTTGGCGTTAAATTTCCAGCCTCTTTTTTTCGCTGCCCTAAAACACATCGTTGAGTTGCTACCAACAAACTGCTTATATCCCTGCGCCTCAGTGCGATAATCTGGATTTCCCATGTATTGTTGGCAGTCCAAGCAGTCGCATGTGAGGTCGAGCGTATATCCACCGGTAACCATCACGCCTCCTGCTGCGGTGCTGCTGGCAGTGGCATCCAGTGGGTGACAGGTTGCTCAAAATCAAGGTCGCACCAGGACAAACCATCCCAGAAAGCAACAGCATGATGAAACCAGGTTCCAGTAACGAGCACGCTTACCAGGTTTTCTGGCATCCGCTCACTGCAAGCCACCCAACCATCCGGAATAACCGGAGAGTTACCTGGCTTAACATATCCGCTGTGCGCGTCAGCGTCATAATCCAAAATTCTTGGGCGCTCACTTTTCTCACCGATGAGGTAACGGACGCGATCTGCGGCATAAAGTACGCGGCCTGGATATTCAGAACGGTCAATGGTGAACCCATCCATGCAGCGACCTTCGCCCTTGCGATGCAGAATTGCTGTCCAGTTAGCCTTACCATTACTTTCTGGCATTGAGCCATACCAGACAGTTAACTCAGGCTTGCCATCGGCTAATTTCTTGTTCAGCTCCAGCGCCACCATAGCGATGGTCGATGTTGTTGGTGAATGCATGTGTGGATTGCTTGCGACAGCCTCCAACCACACGACATCGTTGAAGCGGTCAAAGTCGAAATCATCTGGCAACTTGTTAGCCGTCGTTACAGGTTCGGTACCCTGAAGCATGGCGGCGCGGCATGCGTCATACGCTTCTTTCATAGCATCACGCACCCATCCGACAGGTTTCTGCTCAGTCAGCTCACACCATTTCTCGAATGTGGGCACAGATACCGGCGCTGGCGGGGCGGCATACACTGGAAACGCAGGTGAACCATCGCAGGACTTGTCACCCGGCTTAGCTTCAACAACGTATTCCTCGCAGTCATCAGGAGCACGGAACCCTTGATGCCAAGTGAGATAGCACACAGGCTCCGCTTCGAGCGATGCCAGCGCGATTATGAACGCCTGTAGTGTATTGCTGTCAGTGATGCCAACCGCCTTGATTGCAGAAATCTGACTCTCCAGCCATTCTTTGGTAATAGTTCTCATGGGTTATTCCTCATGCTTGAGCATTAACTGCGCCACATCTTCGGGTTGAGGATGGCGGTAGTTAAGTAACTCACCAGGCATCTTCATTAGCTTACCTTCACTATTAATGGCTTGAACTCGGCAACCTTTCACCCCAAACGCAGATGTATCAATGGTTTCGTCGTATTGATTAAGCAGTTCAGCCATTCTCTCTTGCCATTCCTTCGGCATTTGCATCATTGCTACGCGAGGCATTACCAGAAACGCGGCATATGAAAGACCGAACCACAGATGCAAATCTTTACGCTGATCGTAATTTTGGTTTTTCATTTCAATCTCCTTTACCGGCTGCGGCGATCATCTTGATTCCATGCTTGGATAGCTCTTTGTTTACAGAATCAATATGGCAATAAGCGCCACTTTTGAACGTAGAGCCTTGCTTGAAGTCGAAGAACGAATATGGCGGCATATTGATTTCACGCGACTCCAGCTCTGCTATGCGCTGGCGCAGACCTTCAATTTCACCACTCCTGTTTAACAGCTCACGAGCCATACGCTCGTTTTCGGTTTCTTTGGCTTTCAGCTCATCCAGCAGCGCCAGTACATCAGGATCACTTTCATCTGGGACTGTCACACGAGAACGAGCATAATGGTCGTCTGCGAAGTCTCGACCCTCAGCAAACTTGTATCCTTCGCCATCCTTGTCAATGCGGCCAGTGCATCCGTATACGACACTTCCAGCACCGGCACGCTGGATTGTCATGACAGACCCGCAGATATGGCACTTCGGAGTGAGCTTCTCAGAGTAGCGCTCACGCAGCGCCTGTTTGTCGATGTTGCTCATTGGGCGTTACCTCCATCATTCGCAAACTCACCATGAATCTCTGCCCGAGCTTTTTTGATCGCTTCAGCAGCATCCTGCTTATCAGAAAAGGAGCCAACGTTGATGTGCTTGCCTTCATACGTAATTGAGGCCTTCCATTTGTTAGATTTCCGGCACCATGAAACGCCCTTTATTCCGGAAGTATTGGTGGACTGTATCTTCCTGTTAAGCGCGTTTTGCCTTAAAGAGACAATACGGAGATTGGAGATCCTGTTGTCTTTCCTGTCACCATTAATGTGGTCCATTATTCCTTCTGGAAACTCTCCATATACGTATAGCCATGCGAGCCTATGAGAAAGATAAACAACGCCGTCAACGCAAAACCGCAGGTAGCCATGTGAGTTAGTTGTTCCGGCGATATCGCCTTTAATGGCTCTGCTGGATGTAGACTTTATTCTTGTGAAGACGCCTGTATAACTGTTGTAGTGAAATAACTCCTTAAGCCGAGATTGAGTTAGCGTCATTTCTTCGCCCTCTGGTTTAACCACGCTGTCAGGAATTTGTTCTCGTTCACGCTTGGGAATGATTGACGCTTCAGCATTTCTTCGCGTGGATATCGTTGATGGGTTTGAAGCGGTGTCCTGCGATAAGCTCTTGAGGTGTTACGAATGGGTCATAGTAATTTCCGATCATGATGAATTCCTCATGTTCATGTCTCGCTTGCGAAGCCTTGTAACTCTTGACCTGACAGCCGTGTAACCTCTGCCCATCATTTCGGCGATGTCCTTTTGCAGGTAGCCCTGGCGATAAAGAGCGGCTAGCGTCTCTTCGTCTTGCGGACTCCAGAGTTGCTTGGTGCAGGCTGTGGATAACGAATACTTCTGAGCGAGGTAATAGAATTGGGCTAACGTAAGTCCGAGATGGTCAGCTGCGCGGGGCGCGACCATACGGCCGCACACCGCCTTCATTTCTTCAGGAGTGACGTTTAGTTTTCGCATTGGGATAAATTAGGAGTTAGCTAAATCCGCCTTGCGCAGATTGTGGATTTCATCGAGTTTAGCGAGAAGTTCATTGTTGCTTCCGATAACTCCCTTCGTGCGGTTATATGCAACCTCAAGCTTTGTAGCATCCATGCTAAATGCGTTATCAGAGAACCACTTCAGGGCTGTTTCAGGTGTTGCCTGTGGCTTTACTTCTAGCTTGCGTACTCGGTGCTCCTGCCGCTTACCGCGAGATACTGACAGCATCATTGAGAAATCAGCCTCAACGTCGCTCATCGCATGAATCTTGATACCGCCCACAGCTACGCCACCGAATCGCACAGAAGCGTCACCAACGAGCGTAAGAGAGCGACCAACCCATGAGTGACCATCTGCCCCCCAACCGCCAATTAACACGCGACGCATTGATTTGGATGGCTTGTATGGGCGTCCGTCGAAACCTTCCAGGTCTATGAAAACTGGCTGCTCGGAATTACCAGCTCGAACAGCTTTAATGACTGCAGTAATGCTTTGAGTCTGAACATCTTCAAAGTTGAGCTGATCGGACTTTGGAATGATTGTGCGTGAAAGGTCCATTAGAGAATTACCTCGTCATCGTATTCGTTATCAAGCAAATATGCCGGAACGTTAATTTCGTTGGATGGAAGCACGATTCCTTCGTACTTCATGGATTCGTTTTCTTTACAGGCTACGAGCTTGTCTAATGCTGCGAACATTTCGCGATATCCAAGCTCCAGCGATTCCTCGCCGATGTAGTACATGCAGTTGCGATATGGCGGAGAGTTCTCGATAGCGAAGAAGGCGAACTGGTTATATTCGATACCAGTTGCGAGCTTGAGAACGTAGAGATAAAAGGCTGCCTGAATGTGGTATTTGTAATGACCGAAAGCATTGCTAAATCCGCGCTCTGACGCGTCTCTGCAGCTCTTAACGTCAAGAGGGTAGGGGAGAGTGTCAGACAGCCTATCAAAGCGGCATTTAAGCATCAGGCCTGTTTCTGGACACTCTGCAAACATAGATACTTCTGAGTCACCTTTGGTGTTCATGTAGTCCATAAAGTCATCGTTCATCCTTGATGACCAAGCCATCCTACTAACAGTGTCGACCTCGCTCCCTATGAGGATATATTCAGGAGCTAATTTGGATGCGAGCTCCTTGTACTCTTTAGAGCTCCTTGAACTTATATCCTGGCGCAGCGTGTATTGCTTATCGTACAAATCAGGTTCAAGCAGCGCCGCATGAATCGCACTTCCAATGTGCGCCGATTTATTGCCGGTGAATTTGTTAAAGTAGTGGTTTGCAGGACTAACGCTGATTGCCTTGACTGTCGTTGAGCCTATAGCATCGTCAGCGTGATAGTCCTCGTTCGGCATTCCGTAATAGACACCAGGTTTCATGCTGCATCCTCGAAAGTATGACGGCGCAGGAATATGCCAATCGCATACTCAACCTCTATGCGCGGTCTGAATATGTCCCACATAACCTCGCCAGCGAATTCCTGATAATTGCAGTCGTCTTCGCCAAGCCACTCAACAGCAGCCTTCGTGTGGTCGTCTGGTTTATGTGATTCCAGCATGTTGAGCACCGGACGCATGTTTGCGCACAGCATCTCAACCTGCTTATCAATCGCTGCATTATCCTCATCGTTAAAGCTCGCGATGATTTGCTTAATCTCTGTTTTGTCTGTCATCGTCAGGCGCATGGTTATTCTCCTCACGCGGAACCGGAAATACGTCTTTAAGGAGCTGATATAACTCCTCGTCACTCCATCTCTGCTCAGCACCTGTCACGGCTGCACCTTTTGATTCAGGAATTCAACCAGACGCTCCAGCAAGCTCTTAACGCGAGGCTGCTTGAAGTCTGCGCCGGTAATGATGTTCTGGCGTGAATGCTGGACGGATAAGATAGGGTCGAAAGGGCGAACCGATGCCGCCCCTGCAATAGCGAACTGTTGCATGGTGTGCTCCTTTTAAATTGATTGGCATAGCGAAAACACCTCGAATGAAGTGCTATGGATATGCGGTTAAAAAAATGCCCGACATAAGCCGGGCGAAGATGACAACAAGGGGGTATTAATCAGAACATCACCAAAGTCTCCTTTAGATGATGTGGTGCGGTATTACACCCAATAGCTAACTCAGAGAATTAGCTATCAGCTGCTATTCAACGCGCATTACTACATCAAACTTATCCAGATTGCTTTGACGGAGAAGACCCTCCTCAACGCGATCTGCTTTTCGATAGTTATCAAACTCAAAGTGCTTAACCACTTCCTTTGTCTCGCGCTCAATAACTTCAACGATGTATTTCTTGCTCATCACTCCTCCCCCAGAGCCTTGCTGATGGCTGCCTTGGCTCGCTTATATTCGGTTAACTCTCTGCACCCTTCGTCATGCTCGTAAAGGAAGACAAGCTCTTGCAGAGCTTCGAGCAAATCAGGAGCTGCTGCGATCAGGTTGGCGTTTGCCATCCTGTCGCCGTAACCTACATCACCTAGCCATGCGACTTCCTGAACCATTCCGTCAGGCTGGGTCGAGTCGATATATTTCCCATTCACTCTCCATTTTCCAGTCGTACCCTTAAACTCTTTCATATTCACCTCTGTGGCTTGCTGCCAAAAGAAGGCCGACTATGCGTTGTCGGCGAACTCCGCTGGTAATTCATCAACTATCTGGTGACTGAGGATTAAGAACTTTCCATCCTTCACCCCATATGCATATTTCTGTTTTTTAATCATCAGATGTTCAGCTACTGCTTTAACTGCTTGTTCAGTAACATCCTCTTTTTTCCCAACCCACATTCCTTTTTCGGTGTTGAGCGTCCCTTGAAATATCTGACCGGTTAACGGGCTTGCACCCATGGTTTTAATTTTCATTTAATCGTCCTGAAAGCATTGGAAGTGGTGGTTATTTAGGCTCGCGTGGTTGGTAATTGAAGCGATGCCAGCCGTCAGTTAATTCAATCTGTTTATAACTTTCCCTGCGATCTGCAAAGCAAATCTCTACAGCCAGAGCATGTAATTCATGGCGACGCTTAATTTGCTCCATTGCTATCCAGTCTGCGTCTGCGTTTCTTTTCTGTGCCTGCCTTGGTGTTAAATCAAGACAGTTAACAGCGCTAAGCTTGTTCATTCTGTTGATGTCCTGCTTCATGCTTTTGAGCAAGCTAATTGCTGCGTCAATTTTTTTGATTTCATCCTCTCTCATCTCTCACCCCATTAACGCGCTGTAACCTGTTTAGACTTACGATGGCCAGCTGCGTACAGAGCCACTTCTGGCAGACACACAGCTCCACCTTCAACTTCCTTCTGACGCGTTCCTGCAAGCGAAATGGCTTTGGTTACGCGTGTACTGCATGTGCTATTTGCTACCCGGCGTGCAAGAGAAGCGTCCTGCATTGCCTGTTCACGTTGAGCCTGTCTGCGTGCTCTGCGGCGATTTCTGGCGTTATCATCAGCCAGGTAAGTAACGATAATCATGCTGACCTCCGATGATTGGCTTTGGCGATTGGATGGCCGGTACTGATCTCCAGCTTGCTACTGCCTCATTCTGTAGCTTGATGGCCTGCGCATCAGTCTGCGCATTCATCCAATCCCAAAGCCAACTGCTCTTTGGTTCCCGCATTTCGGCGGGACAATCCCATCAATGTTAAAGAGCGATTCAGCATTCTGGTTAGTAGTGCTTCCTGCTGATGGGTTAAATATACCTACGGGTAAAATCATTGTCTATACCTATGGGTAAATATTTTAGGCGAAAAAGTTTACCCGATTGAAAAATCAGGTAATTTATTTTTATTGTTTAGTTATGGGTTTGGATTTTCAGGCCAAGCTGGAAGGAGGTTTTCGTTGACTGTTTGATGTGATTTCAGTGAGTTAAGCGCGGAAAGGCGAGTCATTGCGCAGGTGTACATCTCTTGCTGAGATTTTTCCATCTCGTTCCATGCAAGGTTTCTGTACTTCTCAATTACTGTTTCAGCTTCGCAAATAAGCTTTTGTTTTCTCCTGAGGCCTGATTTTTGCTCGGCTCCTGCTCTTGTATAGAGCTTGTGCATGCAGAAAACCAAGATGGCTAGTATCAAAGCCCCAGGAATATACACTTCAGTTAGTCCTCTTCAACTCGTGGAACGTCGTCCTGATCTACATAGCGTGTATGCTTAACTATTGCGGAGACAAAGTGCATTTTTACAACATCATCCGCACTCAAAGTTATCGGTCTATGGTCACTGTTGACGCTGCTGAATTGATAGTCCCCATCGCGGGTTCTATTCATAATTTTAATCATGTTGTGACCGTCTTTTGTTCGAACGAAAACTTCGTCACCCGCATGAACCGTAGTGTTTGGCTCGATGACAACATATTCTCCAGACTGAATACGAGGCCACATGCTATCGCCTTTGACTTTTAAGCCATAGGCATCCTTATCACCGCTATAAATTCGAAGCCAACCGGCTCTGAACTCGATCATATCCACTGAGCCATCTACTCCCAAAACGGCCTCACCAATTACAGGAACATATCCTGCGCGAATGCTTCCGGCAAATTCCAGTTCTTCATTTGCGCTTGGCATCTCAGATGTGATCGAGTCCATCCAGCCTCTAGGTAGGCTGAATGCGTTTTCTATGATTTCCATCATGTCATCAGCAATGCGTTTTCTCCCAGCTTTTCCTTCTGGGTAGAGCATTCTTGAAATATACGATGGCTCTCTTTCTATTCGACGTGCCAGCTCAGCTGCCTTCCCGTTACAGAACCTGTCCCGGATTTCAATGAGCTTCAGTCTTCTCTGTTCGTATTTATCCATAGCAGAGATCTTATCCAACATTACCTCGCGGTAAATAACCTGCGGGTATTGATTTATGTTTTACCTGTAGGTAAACTCTATTCATGATGCAACGAGAAAGGAGAAGGGATATGGAGAAACTTCGTACATATCTAAACTCCCTCTCACTTGAGGAGCAGCGCGAGTTTGCCTCCCGATGCGGAACTTCAATCGGCTATTTGCGTAAAGCTCTTAGCAAGAATCATGAGTTAGGCGCTGCGTTATGCGTACTAATCGAGAAGTTCAGTAACGGTACCGTGACTCGTAAGGATCTGCATCCTGGTGATTGGGTAAGCATTTGGCCTGAATTGATGGCCGCATAAGCAGTACCGCTCTTTAACAGATCTGGCCTCATTCCCGCCGAAATGCGGGGATAAACCAACGCATCAACAGATGCGTAACTAACTATTTAACTAAGGAAAATAATATTTTATGGAGCTTGCAAAAGACAGCAAAAAGGTACGCGAAGTGGAAACAGAGCTTCGTGCCAGACTCGTTTCAATGGGTCAGACAAATTTCGCAAAGATGGCGGGATGGGCTGATTCAAAGGTGAGTCGATTAAACATCCACGATATGGCGGTTACGTTCGTTCTTCTGGAAAAAGTCTGGGAGACAAGCCTGATTCGTGAAGTGGCAAGACAGGCTATTGCAGCTGTTATGCCAGAAAACAAAAAACGCCCAGCGGTAACTGAGCGTTTAGAGCAAATCACATTGGATTTTTGAGTCACTGTGTTACGTCAACAACACTAACTTCAGGAGTAATTATATGCGAAAAAATACCGAATTGCACAAAGAAGTTAAGCGTTCTCGCTTCCTTCAATCCATTGAACCAAACACCGCAATGATGTTTTCCAGCGTAGCTAAGTTTGAGCTTATGAAGTCTGAAGCTAAGGCTCTCCTGAAGGATTTGCCGGTTGAAGACGGATATACGTTCATTCCAAATTCCTTCCTCGAAAGGCTTCTCAAGCAGGACTTCTCTGTAGAGCAGTTCAACGAGATCCTGAAAGTATTCCGTGAGGGTCGATAGCCATGGAAAGCACTGCAATTGTTTACGATTTCAGCGCCGCACACGAGCGCAGGAGTTCCCGGATGGAAAACCAAAAACAGGGTCACTTTGCTCTGTTCAGGAGTCTTCTGTCAAAGGATTGGGCGACTGATACAGCCAAGTTTGCATTGTGGGTAAGGATTATCGGTCTTGCTCAGTACAAGCCACGTAGCGTTGAATTTGACGGCGTGAAATGGGACTTAGAGCCTGGGCAGCTTGTGACGAAAATCTCCTATCTGGCGAGGAAACTTAAAGACTCTCAAGGGAATGAGAAGTCCGCTAAACAGGTTCGCGACATGCTCGAATTCTTTGCAAAAGAGAAGATGATCACCTTCGCTGGTAACCGTCATGGCACCGTAATTTCGGTCATAAATTACACAGATTATCAGGCCGATTTTGAGGTAACAAAGCAGGTCACTAACGAGGTAACAAACAAACCTAGCAACCACGCTGGCTCAGATGTCGTTGAGGTAACAAAGCAGGTCACTAACGAGGTAGAACAGAGTAAGAAGTTATTAGAACAAGAATATAAAAACATTACCCAAACCCACGAAGTGGGCTTGTCTGATAATGAAAAATTAACACCCCGTCAGAAAGGCACTAACCCCCGTGCTAAGAAAACCAACAAGCGATCAGCGCTACTGACATTCGACCGCGAGCGTTTCAAAGATACGTGGAACTGCAAAGCTAAACGCCTCGGAATGCCAACCATCCTGAGCATTACCAAAACCACTGAGGCCGGAATCAATCGCCTCTGGGATTCGTACCTGAAGCAGTGCAAAGAGCTTGGAAAGGAGCCGCGTGATATCGACAGCATCCTGAACGGATACATCGAGCATGGGTATAAGCCGACTCAATGGGCGCTTGGTGGAAACCCTGAAGGAAAGGTTTACGGGATTGATACTGCCCTGACGCAGAAGAAGATTGACGAGATTTTAGGAGCGGGAAGCTGATGGAGAGTTACGATTTTGAGCACCAATTGGTTGGCTCGATGATGGTCAAAGGCGATCACATTGACTGCCGAGAAATTGCCGGGAAGCTTCCTGCTGATGCATTCGAGAACTTCCACCTGAAAAGCATGTACCAGGCGATTGTGACACTGTTGAACAAGGCTGAGCCGGTAGACATGTTCACCGTTAAGGATGCAGTACCTGCTGCCACGAAGGATTTTGTGGTTGAGGTAGCATGCAAGTGTTCATCTGCAGCAAATATCCGTGGTTGGGCTAAGCGTGTCAGGCAGTGCTGGATGTTACGCCGTGGTGAGGCTGAGCTTAAGCGAGCGGCAGAACTTCTAGCAGGTGCGGGAACGCATGACCTGAATGACCGGATCGCAGAAGTAAGCGGGATCCTGTCAAAACTCCAGTTCGAAACCAACGACAAGCTACCGCGCCGAATCGGTGACTTGCTGGATGATTACATGGTTGTTCTGGAAAACAGGATGAAGGGAGAGGAGTCTGGCCTGTATCTCAAGACTGGTATTCAGCCTATGGACGATGCATACGGTGGACTGGACAGAACGGACCTGATTGTAATCGCTGGTCGCCCGGGAATGGGTAAAACGGAACTTGCCATCAATATCGCCAACTCGGTTGGGAGGCAGAAAGGGAAGGGGCTGCTTATCTCGATGGAAATGTCTGATATGCAGGTGGTAGAGCGTCACGTAGCTGACCGAGCAGGGTTATCGGTGGGAACACTGCGAAACCCTCTCAACATGATACAGGAGCAATACACACGCCTTACAGCGGCAACGGGAACTCTTCTGGATGAAGATAACCACGTCATAGATGGTTCCTTTACCGTCGATGAGTGCATAGCTCATGCGGAGCGCATGAACATGGATGGTGGCCTTAGCTTCCTAGCTATCGACTACCTCGGCCTGATTGAGAAACCCACAAACATTCCAGAGCATCAGGCCATCGCTGACATCACCAGAAAGCTTAAGCAGTTCTGCCTTCGCAACAAGGTTCCGGTAATTTTGCTGGCTCAGCTTAATCGTGGTCCAGAAGGCCGTCAGGAAAAACGCCCTGGATTGGGTGATTTGGCAAAATCTGGTGCCATCGAGCAGGACGCCGACGTAATCATCTTCCCTTATCGCGATGAAGTGTACGACGAGAACAGCAACATGAAGGGAATCGCGGAAATCATCATCGGAAAATATCGATCTGGTCGGCCGCAGACTTTCTACATGGGCTGGAAGAATGGTCACTTCGTGAATATTGACCAGCAGGAAGCCGCCAAGCAGTTCTCAGCCAACCAGACGGAGTCGAAATCAAACGACTGGAGATAATCCATGAACACACGAGACAAAATACTCAACCACCTTGAAACAAACATCCCCACCTCAGCACCACAATTCGCAAAACTCCGCGGATGCCAGAAATCACATATCAACCTGCTACTGCGTGACCTTATCGCAGACGGCCAGATTGAGATTGAGCGTATCAGTAACAGCGTTAAGCACTATCGACTTGCTTCACTCCATCATGAGCGCACAGAAGCTGTTCTGCGGTATTTGGACGATCATGAAACCGGAATGGCAGTTGAGATATCAACCGCAACAGGAATCGACAAACGTCTCGTTACGAAGATGCTCAAGCATCTTCATGAAAACGGTGAGCTGCATCGTGACTGGTGCCATAAGAACGCATGGGTATACAGCAAGAAGCCGGTGTTTAACTTTGGCGCAGCCAACCCACTGACTGCATTTATCAACCAGAAATTGAGAGAGGTGAGGGCATCATGACGACTTACCTGATTTACTCCGGGCTTTTGTTTAACGCATTGATAGCGCTTGCCGCGATAACGGTCGTGTTTGTTTGGTTTATATGGCCAGCCATAGAAGCTGCAAGCATAACGAGATGCCAATGTAAGGTTTCGAAGATGTATGGCGGCAAGCCAAGCGCCAAAGACATTTTGAAAACGTTCAAGTATTGGTACTCAGACCTTCTGTTCGGTCGTAGTTGGGAGCGAATCAGCAACCGACAATTCGAATGGGAAGGTGTAGGTAACTGGACTGTTTATAGCGGACAAGATTGATAACACCCCAGCACGCTGATGGAGAGTAATGATGATAAAAACAAACGAACCTTTTAGCCTGATTATCAATGATCCGGTTGAGCTGACCATGGCATCACTTAAGTCGAAGCTGATTATCACTATAACTCAGCTAATTAGGCAGGAAGGATGGACACAGGTTGTTGCTGCAAAACGGCTTGGAGTCAGCCAGCCAAGAGTTAGCAACTTGCTTCATGGCTATGTATCGAAGTTCTCGATAGACATGCTTTTGGAGATGCTCTGCAAAATCGGCTTTGTAGTTGATGTGACATTCAGACCGCACAACACGGAAAGCCCAATAGAAATGACAATCAAAAAGGCAGTAGTTTAGCCAGGTGATGGAGAGGAATGATGGAAGTAAAAACATACGCAGTGAATTGCAACGATGCATGGCTCAATACCAAAGGCGATGACATCTCGGATTCCTACGTGAAGTATCGCGACTTTAAATCGCTTCAGGACAGATTCCAGTCTTACTGCAAGCATGACGGCGGAACACTTCACGCAGGTGATGGTCGCTACTGCGCTATCTGTATGTGGCCAGAAGGCAAGTGCCAGCATAGAAGTTCAAAGGCATGGGATAAATTCTGCTGTGAGTGCGGCGAAAAACTGAAGGATGGCGAGTAATGGAGAGGAATATGGACGAATCAAGAAAGGCTTTCGAGGCTGAAATGGCAAAACTTGGCGACTGCGTAGACATGCGAAGAGCAAAGAATGGCGATGAAGAGTACATGGCATGGGATGTGCGGTTGGCATGGCGATTCTGGAACCTTTCTCGCGCAGCTATCGAGATAAAACTCGATGACAAAGTGATGGTTGAGGATGAGTTCGACAAAGGTCACAACTGCGCCATCGATTATTGCGCTGACGCCATCCGCGCCGCTGGAATCAAAGTGAAGGAGTGAGTATGCCAATAGTGAAATGGTTTTTGTGGCGACGATGGTTATTCAGTAAATGGACCAAGAACTACAAAGAGCAGCCTGTTATGGGGAATCTTCTTAAGACGAATTTCGCCTCATGCAGGTCATATCCAATAATTTACCGTGACATGGTGAGAATCATTAGAGGACATCATGACAAAGCAAACAATCTTCCTTCGAAGTAAGCAGCAACAGCAGTCAGCAATAAACGCCATTCTCACATCACCCCTCGACAACGACAGACCCATCACCATTCGAATCTCTGACTACAAGCGCAACATTGACCAGAACGCGAAATTTCACGCGATGCTTGGTGATATCGCTCGTCAGGTCACATGGTGTGGAAAGCAACTTAAGCCTGAACAGTGGAAGGTATTGCTGATAAGCGGCCATGCGGTCGCTACAAAGCAGGAGGCTGAAGTTGTTCCCGGGTTAGAGGGTGAGTACGTCAACATCCGCGAAAGCAGCGCAGAGATGAGCGTAGGACGCATGGCGAGCCTCATAGAGTATACGACTGCGTGGGCAACAGGACAGGGCGTCAGATTCACTGACAGGAGGTACGATTGAAGCGAACGTATTTCTACCACCCGCCAATGACTACCGACGAAGCAAACCAACTAATCACTCTCTACCACTCCCGAAACGTACAAACAACAAAGCATCTTAGTGCTGACCCACGCCTGTGGATAGTCGGAGCCTTGCTTCCAGAGTACGCCAGCGAGCCAAAGGGTAGGAGTCAGTATCAATCCAGAATGTGGAGTTAGCTATGAGCCTTATCGAAGATTACCAGGGTCGACTTGATGACCTGCTTACTGATGCATCAGGAGACGACATCGACCCAATTGACCTGCTGGTTAATGCGATCGCCGATTATCTGGAAGACGAGCTTGAGGATGAAGAGGACAAAACGCTTTGCGTCGACTTCGGCGGAAAGAGCCTGATTATCAGCATCGTCAGCAATGACGAGCAGCCGGTTAGTGAGAGGGTGCATTGATATGGTTATTTGGTCTTTATTTGACGGCTCAGGATATATGGGTCATCAAGCGGCAATTGATGGGCATCAGGTTTATTGTTTTAACGCAGATGATGCCGACCATGGTCCATACAACAAAGCCAAGGTACAACACGAAAATATTCACTACATAAATATCTGGATAGATAAGGATTTTGACCCGTGCAAAATGGGAGTTCCGGCTCCGGATATCATTTATTCTTTCCCGCCATGTACCGATATTGCTGTTAGTGGCGCAGCTCATTTTGCGAGAAAGAAAATTTCCGACCCTCACTTTCAGGATAGAGCGATAGAGAAAGCAAGAATCGCTGAATTCTTGGGTGATAAATATGGAGTTCCATACATGATTGAGAATCCCGTCAGTGTGCTGGCCACTAAATGGAGAAAGCCTGACTACACATTTCATCCATATGAGTTTGGTGGATATTTGCCTGAAGGCGATAAACACCCCTTTTTCCCTCAGTACATTAAACCAAGAGATGCCTATCCAAAGAAAACCTGCCTATGGGTAGGGAATGGATTTGTTTTCCCAGAAAAGAGGCCTGTTGACGTCAATAGTGGGTATTCAGACCAACATGTCAACAACGGGTAAAAAGTGATCCACTTACCGCCACCACCAACGGTTTAATATTGATCCACCTTGTTTACTCAGGATTAGCTTCAGCTATAACCCCGGCCTTTCGTTTCTGCTTCAGTCGATAGCTTTCCCCTTTTATTTGCACGACGTGTGAGTGATGTAAGATCCGGTCCAGCATCGCCGATGTCAGCGCTGCATCACCGGCGAACGTCTGATCCCACTGCCCGAACGGCAGGTTGGAGGTCAGGATCATCGCGCTCTTCTCGTAACGTTTGGCGATGACCTGGAAGAACAGCTTGGCTTCCTCCTGACTGAACGGCAGATAACCTATTTCATCGATGATAAGCAGCTTCGGGGCCATGACACCACGATTGAGAGTCGTTTTGTAACGGCCCTGACGCTGTGAAGTGGACAGCTGTAGCAGCAGGTCCGCTGCTGTTGTGAAGCGAACCTTGATGCCCGCCCGTACTGCTTCGTAGCCCATGGCTATCGCCAGATGCGTTTTTCCCACGCCCGATGGCCCCAGCAACACGATGTTTTCGTTACGCTCTATGAAGCTCAGGGATCGCAGCGACTGGATTTGCTTCTGAGGAGCGCCGGTGGCGAAGGTGAAGTCGTACTCCTCGAACGTCTTTACCGCCGGGAAGGCTGCCATCCGCGTGTACATCGCCTGTTTACGCTGATGCCGGGCCAGTTTCTCCTCATGTAACAGGTGCTCCAGGAAGTCCATGTAGCTCCATTCCTGATCCACCGCCTGTTGCGACAGCGCCGGCGCTGCGCCGATAAGACTGTCCAGCTGGAGCTGTTCGGCAAGCACCATCAGCCGTTGATGTTGCAGTTCGACCATCATGCGGCTCCTCTGCAGAACGTGTCATAGATGGAGAGCGGATGATGCAACGGCTGCCTGTCGAAGGTCATCAGGCTTTCATCAACCTGCACGTCATACTGTTTTTTCTCCGGTGGCAGTGCCAGCATGGATTGCTGTTCCTCCACCCAGCGATCGCAGGGGCGGGTCTGGATAGTTTCATGCTTACGTTGATTGGCCACATCGTACAGCCAGCGCAGGCCGTAACGGTTTGCGGTTTCAACATCGACGGTGATCCCCATCGGACGCAGGCGTGTCATTAACGGGATATAGAAGCTGTTGCGGGCGTACTGCACCATCCTCTCCACCTTGCCTTTAGTCTGCGCCCTGAAGGGACGGCACAGGCGGGGAGAGAAGCCCATCTCTTTGCCGAACTGCCACAGGGAAGGATGGAACCGGTGCTGCCCGGTCTGGTAAGCATCACGCTGCAGCACCACCGTTTTCATATTGTCGTACAGGACTTCCTGCGGTACACCGCCGAAGAAGCTGAACGCATTGCGGTGACAGGCTTCCAGCGTGTCGTAGCGCATGTTGTCGGTGAACTCGATGTAAAGCATTCTGCTGTATCCCAGAACAGCGACGAACACATGCAGGGGTGACTTGCCGTTTCGCATGGTCCCCCAGTCAACCTGCATCTGCCGTCCGGGCTCGGTTTCGAAGCGAACGACCGGTTCTGCCTGTGCTGGCAGGGTCTGTTTACGGATGAACTCTCTCAGGATAGTAAGCCCTCCACGATAGCCCAGCTCCATGATTTCCCTGGCAATAACGGTCGCCGGGATTTTGTAGGGATGCGCATCGCTGATCCGCTTAGAGATGTAATCACGGTATTCATCGAGCAGTGATGATGGTGCCGGGCGTGGTGAATACTGCGGCTTTTCAGATTTGGCTTTCAGGTGGCTGCGGACAGTATTGCGCGAAATACCCAGCTCCCTGGCAATGGCCCGGATACTCATTCCCCGCTTGTGCAGGACTTTAATTTCCATACGAATCTCAAAAGTGATCATAAGCTCCCCTGTATTCAGAGGAGCAGATTAACCCCTGGATCAATTTTCAACCGCTGGGGTGGATCAGTTTTGCACCGTTGGTAACACAACACAAAAAGCTTGGAGGGAAATCACCAAAGACCAAGGTTATACGGTCATTAACCCCCAGAGGTATGGCATTAGCTATTCACGAGGCCAATCATGCTTAGCCAACACGAAGCCCAATCATACGAGCAGCAGAGCATACGTCGAACGTTGTGCGCAGGCTGCACGAAGGAACTATCCGACGATGAGACTCACGTTTGTGAGGAATGTGCTGCTATGGCAATAGCGTATCGCGACCCAAACGGATTTATGACGGAGGAAGATGATGATATTCAGTAGATACGGGGAAATTACTTTCAGGCACTTCCAGGATAATCCTGCGTGGGCGGCAGCGGCAGGATATGACTTCAACTTCATTGACTGCATATCAGCATCGGCGCAGTGCACATCGAACATAGCAAGTAACTTGCTCGATGAGATTGCAGAGTTTCCAGATGCAGAAGTTCGTTATATTCCAGTTTTCATCATTAAGCTTTCAGTTGGTTCATTACTTCTGTTTGCCATGATGCTTGCCTATCCATTATTTGCATTGGTCATCTTCTTGCGATGCAAATCAATGAAGCGCAAATACAAAGACGATTATAGCGACATAGTCGATCACAACCTTCGCACTTGGGCTTACCATGTTTATCGTAGGAGCTTAAAAAATGGCTAAAGCACCCAGGCGAAAATGCAAAGTCTGCAATGAGTGGTTCTATCCGGCATTCTCAAATCAGTGGTGGTGCAGCCCGGATCACGGAACTGAACTAGCACTGGAGCGAAGAAGCAAGGAGAGAGAAAAAGCAGAGAAAGCAGCAGACAAGAAACGACGACGAGAATATCAGCAGCAGAAAGACAAGTTAAAGATTCGAAAGCTCGCCTTAAAGCCCCGAAGTTACTGGATTAAACAAGCCCAACAAGCAGTAAACGCCTTCATCAGAGAAAGAGACCGCGACTTACCATGTATCTCGTGCGGAACGTTCACGTCTGCTCAGTGGGATGCCGGTCACTACCGGACAACTGCTGCGGCACCTCAACTCCGATTTGATGAACGCAATATCCATAAACAATGCGTCGTATGCAATCAGCACAAGAGCGGGAATCTGGTTCCTTATCGCGTGATGCTCATCGAACGCATCGGGCATGCAGCTGTAGACGAAATCGAATCTGACCATAAGCGCCATCGCTGGACTACAGAAGAGTGCAAAGCGATTAAGGCGGAGTATCAGCAGAAGCTTAAAGACCTGCGTGAAAGCAGAAGCGAGGCAGCATGACCAGAGAATACGTCAAGAAAATCCACTACCCATGCGAAACGGCAGCAATCTTCCAGGATGTGCTTTTCGTCATGCGAGTTAACCATTACTCGGAGCTTCTCAATCAGGCTGACAGAGCTGCTGAGTTCTACCTTAGCCACTTCCCCTTCTGCACGTTAGAAAACGTCAGAGAAGGCATTCTGTACAGCTTTGGCGGGCTTTACCTGAATGACTATGAACTTATCCGGGAGGCAGCATGACGGATAAATCAAACACCCCGGCAGAAATTAAAGACCTGTGGCGAACGCCGCCAGAGATATTTCATGCGCTAAATGCTGAGTTCAATTTCGTACTCGACGCAGCTGCAAGCATTGATAACAGCCTATGCAGACATTTCATCACTGAGCAGCAGGACACACTCAAAACACCATGGAATGAAGTAATGCCAAATGTTCCTGGCTATGTGTGGCTCAACCCTCCCTACAGCAAGCCAATGCCATTTGTGCAGAAAGCGGCGCAAGAAAATGCAGAGCACTGGACTGGCTGTGTGATGTTGCTTAATGCAGATTGCTCAGTTGGCTGGTTTCTGGAGGCGATAAAGACGGCGCATGAGGTCAGGTTTATCACGGGCGGAAGGCTGGCGTTCCTGAGTGCATCAACTGGAAACCCGGTATCTGGCAACAACAAAGGTCAAATGTTCGTTATCTGGCACCCATACCCACGAGCTGGTGAGTGCCGAATGACAACTGTCGATCGCGATGTGCTGATGGAGTACGGGCGCAGATTCATGAGGAAGGCAGCATGATTTACATCATAAGCACCTACATACCTGACTCGTGGAAAACCAGCGCATGGCTTCTGTGGGACAGACGTGAAACCTGGAAGGTTTGCAAGGCGTACTACAGAGATTATCAGCTGGCTTACGAAAACCTCAGGCTCCATGAAGACATCATCGCGTTAATCAAAAGAGTTAAGTCGGAGGAAACATGTGCAGCGTAACCAACATCCAGCAAGCCAAATGGCAGCGTCAGCGAGATATGCATAACGAGCAGGTGCTGATAGACAAAGAGCAGGAGCTTGAGCGCAGTCTTGATTATGTGCGCGAGCAACTGCGGGAAGTGCGTAATCGTCTTGGAACGAATAAGCCAGACGGTCCGGAGGCGGCGTGATGAATAAGTGGAAACATACAAGGCAGGAGCTCCCGCCTGAGGGCGTCTTGGTTGACACCATCAGTCAGGGAGGAATGGAGCAAAAGCTTAAACGACAGGGAAATCTCTGGTTTGTTAAAAGTGGCGATATGTACGTTTATTACACGCCGGAGAAATGGCGCTACATCGTGGGGGCAAGATGATCACACTACTTTTGGTCGCCTATGCATTCATGGCCGGCATGACCACTGAATACACGCATACCAGGCAGAAAGAGCTTGGCTATAAAACCAACCTCAAATGGATATCAATTTTCGCTGGCATCGCCTGGCCATACACAATCTGGAGAATTTCACGATGAACCTGGAAAACGCAGTCAAGTTTCACTTCGCGAAGTCTACGCAGATAAACGATACGCCGCGCGCAACCTCATCAGAGACGTTAACTGGTACTGACGTGATGGCAGCCATGGGTATGACACAAAGTCTCGTTACGTTAGGTTACAGCGCGTTTTTAGGGAAGATGGAAATCAGCAGCAATGACCGTGAGAAAGCTATTGAACTGCTGACCCAATATGCACTTGAGCACTGCGATAAGGTTGCCGCCTTACGTAAGCTCGAAAATGATATTAAGCAAAAAGTAATGCAAGTGCTCGCAACATTCGCATTTGCTGACTATTCCCGTAGCGCTGCCAGTACGCGAACCTGTGATTGTTGTGGTGGCAAAAAGTTTGTCGATGCTGAAGTCATGACGATGAAAAGCATCGGGCAGCCGTATCTTGCTGAGCGCAGGGAAATGGTGAAAGTGCTGTGCCATAAATGCAAAGGGAAGGGCGTGCTGACCAATGCCTGCCAGTGCAACGGCAAAGGCGTGGTGGTAGACAAAGAGAAAACTATTCTACAGGGCGGCGTTCCAGCTTATAAAACGTGCGGTCGCTGCAATGGGCGTGGTTATGCTCGTTTGTTGCCTGATGCCGTACGGCAATATATCTGCGCTACGGTGATTGATGTACCAGAAACCACATGGCGCAGGTCATACAAGGACTTCTTCGAAAGTCTGGTAGGTGAGTGCATTAAGCAGGAGGAATATGCAAATCAGATGTTGAGCAAAGTCACGCGATGATAAATAATTTCTACGGAAACGGATTTCTGTAGAAATGGTGCTTTACAAAGTGGCGATATTTGTTTAATCTGAACTCTAACGATGGGTAACTGACTTCGTTGGCGGTGAGATAACAGAGGCGGGGCTCACCACCGATTCCGCCTAGTTGGTAAAACCACGTGTTTGCGTGACGACTCCAACCATCGCAGGCTGAGAGGTCTGCAAGATCCACACGAAAGAGTTGCGGTTATCCAGCAACAACTAGAGCCCCGGCAGAGATGCAGGGGCTTTTTTATTGGCGAAATCTGGTAAGGGTACTGAAAACCCATAAGCACCATACGAGCGCTAGAGGACGGCGGCATCGCAGTGCTCTTTCCAGTTTTCGTCACGTTAGCGACTTTGCGGACTTTTAAGAAACGGACCACAAAGATAAATGCAAACGATGATCAATTCCTGGCAGTAGCCTAACGGCTAAACACCAGTGAGGTATTCCAGCTCCTCATCAACAAATCTGGCGCATTGCGGCCCTGAGATGTGATTAATAATTCAGGGCATCCATCAATTAGAGTATTGAGTCGATAATCGTGAAGAGTCGACGCGCCTGGTAAGCCAGTACTCTAATTCGTGGGTAACAACAGTCATATCGGCTTAGTAAATCCCATATCGGCGTCAGGTTGATCGCTGACCGTCAGCTCCACGAAACGGAGCCCATAACAGGTAAGAGCGTTGAGCGATGTCGGAGATCGCCATTCTTGGTAGAGGGTTCGAATCCCTACTCAGTGCTCTTTCCGTTGTGGTAATCCTGATGCTAGATGGTTGGGTTTCGGCCAACCATGGCGACGAAGGAAATGCTGACGAACAGCGCCACACACCAAACCTGCTACCTCAGGCAATCGGTCGAAAGACGCCGGATAAACGTAACCGGCCTTAATTGCACGACCTTTCTGAAAGCACTCTATATCCAACAACCAGACCTCACACACCTCACCGTATCGCTCTGTGGCTACGGGTTTAGAGTGCTGCCAAAAAAGAAAACCCAGCATTGAGCTGGGCTTCGTGAAAATGGGCGACCGTAAGTTGGTGGAACAACCTACGGCCATCTTGCTCATGATTGGAGTCACGAACAAAGACCGAGGCCCATATCGTCTGATCAGACGGGCAAAACATTAGATCGGATTTGTTCGCAACACAATGCGTCACCTCTCAATAAGAACAAATCCCCCAATCATTTGGGGTCGCTAATATGCGGCCTGGTAGTCTCATGCCAGTCGCTTTAACAGGCCACCATCATGGTGGAGACTACGCAATGGCAAACGGAACAGACCTTATTCCGGCTTTGCTTCTCGCGCTCATCATGACGGTGCTTGGTTCATGGGCAAAGTACGAAACCAGACCGGCAGCTGAAAAAGTCAGCCTTGGCAGTCATATGATCGTGTCAATCTTTGCCGGAACAATGATGGCTCTATATGGGCTGGACAAACAGTGGTCACTTTACATCCTCGGTATGGGATGCGGTGCTGCGGGATGGCAAGGAGCAGCAATCCTCAAAAAGTTGCCATGGTTCAGCCAAAGTGACAATGGTGATAATTATGGCAAGAACTGAGATCAGGGTGGGGCGATATATTGTCGACTTCGTACCTGTCGTATTCCTTATCTTAACCGCCATCCTCTGCAATCAATTCAACGACTCGGTAAACAGTAGTCGTGATGCCGTGAAGCTTGCCAGTGATATGAACCGGCAAAGAACGGCAGCTGAGATGCGAGCGCACAATGCAGAGCAAAAGCTGGCGAATAACACACAGAATGCTCCCGGCGTAGTAATTATCTCGCCGGATGGTAAGACGGTTCAGGCCATAGAGCCAAAAACGAGTTACAGCAGCATTCAGCGTGAAGTTTCCTTCTGAGGTAGACCATGACAAAAGACCAGTTTATGCGAGCTGCAGGAATTTCTTCCGCGCTTGCTGATAAATGGTACCCGCATGTCGTCAAAGTCATGGATGAGTTCGGCATCAACACTCCTTTGCGCGAAGCTCACTTCATCGCTCAGATTGGTACAGAATCCAACGGCTGGCGCTCAGTAGTTGAGTCGCTGAATTATTCGGTGGCAGGTCTGGTGATTTTTGGCGATCGGCTTACTGCGGCTCAGCGTGAAAAGCTCGGTCGTAAACCCGGGGAGCTGGCTCTTTCGCCATCGCGCCAGGCTGATATTGCGAATATCGTTTATGGCGGCCGGTACGGAAACTCTGCGCCAGGTGATGGCTGGAAATATCGTGGACGCGGACTGAAGCAAGTCACATTCAAGGCTAACTATGCCGAATGTGGTAAAGCTCTTTCCCTCGATCTGTTGAATGACCCTGATTTATTGCTTCAGGACCAAAATGCAGCGCGTTCTGCCGGTTGGTTCTGGAAAGCCAATAACTGCAATTCCTTTGCAGACAAAGATGACATTGTCGGACTGACAAAACGTATCAACGGCGGGACTAATGGTCTGGACGATCGGAAGGCTCGTTATAGCGTCGCTAAAAGCGTCCTGGTGGGATAAGCATGAAATTTATCGATAACCTTCCTCAGTTATGGAAAATGTGGTCAGTGCGCATTCTCGCGGTGCTGGCTGTGATTGCTGGTATCTGGGACCAGGTGCCTGATGACGTAAAGGCATTGATTCCTGCGCAATACCTCGGCTACATCGTGGCATTCGTTTCTGTCTGCGGAATCATCGCTCGTGCAATTAAGCAATTCGACAATGACCAGCCAAAATGAACATCTCAACGGTGTTTCAGCCTGGCTGGAAATGGTGCGGAATTGCGTTGCTGTGTGGTGGCTTGCTTGGCGCACTTGCCGGTTGGTGGGTGACTGATAATAAGTTCACCGCTGATATTGCCACGCTTAAGCAGCAGCACGCCGAAGAACTCAAAGCCATCAGTGATGAAGCCAGTGCTCAGCGTGATAAAAACGCATCACTGGAACACGCATTCTCAAGCGCTGTGGCTAAAAGCGATCAGAAGCATACGCAGGAGTTAAACAATGCGCTCGCAGAAAATAAAGCTCTTCGTGATGCTGTTACCTCTGGCTCTCGCCAGCTGCAGTTCGCCAAAGCCGGTCTTGCAACCTGTAACCTGTCAAAAAGTGCAGCTGCAAGCGCCAGCGGCATGGACAATGCAGCCTCCGTCGAGCTCTCAGCAGAAGCTGGACGAAACATTTACGACATCCGCGCCGGAATCATCAGCGACCAGCAAAAACTGAAAGCGCTGCAGGATTACATCCGAGCAGGTCAGGAAGCTGGCGTAATCGCTAAGTAAAGAACAACCCCGACAAGGTGAAGAATGTGTAGCCCCGCAAGGAGGTCGATCCACATCTTGGCAAGCCGGAATAGACGGAAGTGGCAAAGCACCGCTGAAAAGCAGAGCGAAAGCTGCGACAAGAATTAACGAAGCTCAGTCAGAAATGGCTGGGCTTTTTTATTGCTCCAAACCAGCTAATCGAATTAGCAGTGCAACACATAAAACTACGAAATTTTCGTAGTTGATATCTCCATGCGCACTCGCGTGCGTCTTCAAACAAGAGCTTTCCGTAGTGTGAGTCTGAGACAGGGCGGTGGATTTCATCGTTCCGCTCTTGGCTGCCCATGTCTACGCGAGCAGGCTCATACCACAGAAAGGTAAATACGATGAACAACATTATTCCTTTGAATTATGACGGGCTGAAGATTCGCTTTAATGATGAAGGCTGGATCAATGCTACTGATGTCGCCGCAAAATTCGGCAAAGACACAACATCATGGCTTCGACAGATAGATGTGCTTGAATATATGTCCGCTCTGTCTAAAAAGCTTTTCTGTAATTCCGGGTTTCTGACAGAAATTAATGAAATCAGAAGGTTAGATACATCATCCGCTGCATCACGATCAAAAGTGCTGAGGTTTGTTAAGGCGACTCGACTTGTTGCAACAAAGACGGGCCCGCAAGGTGGTACATGGATTCATCCAAAGCTTGCAATCAGGTTTGCCCGCTGGCTTTCAGTTGACTTCGAAATCTGGTGTGACGAGCAGATTGATGCGATTGTCCGTGGTGGTTCTTTCTCAGCTGCCGATTCACGCATTACAGCGATGTTCCTGCTTGATGAATCAGTGCCGTGGGAAAAGCGATTTAGCGATCCATTCTATGCGGCGTTATTCAAAATGTCCGGGCTTCCACGTCACAGGCCAAACCGTAGACCTGCATTGTTTGGGATGATTAGCGCCAAATGGGTTTACGGACCGGTTCTGCCAGGGGATGTTTACCAAGAAGTAAAATCACGACTGGCAAAAGGCGAAAAGATTCATCAGCACCTAAAGCCCGACGCGCTGAAGTTGGTAGAGCATCAAATTATCGCCGTAACCAGTATCGCAAATGGATGCGCTGACTACCGGGATTTTGAATCCCGCTGTATGGCGGCGTTTCATGTTAAAGGGCAGATGAAAATGCTCTATGCAGCGTAGAGAAAACCATGACCAAATACCTGATAGCCGCTCTCGTAGCGGCTTTTTCGTTTTCAGCGTTAGCCGGTTCATCTTGCGCGGGCAAATTCCTGAATGACAATCCTCCTCCGGTTAAGTACGACCAGGAGATTTGCTTCACTCAGTTCTCAGTGCTTTACAGCGATTCACTGAAAGACCCGGTGGTTAGTGCTCAGCACCTCACGGCAGAAGACGTTAAAGGCTCTCTCCAGCTTAAGCGTAAGGACGCTTTCCACAGCGAGCCAAAAGTCCCTAAGCAGTTTGAGTCCACACAGAAGGACTACGCAAAGTCCGGATACGATATGGGCCACATGACTGCAGCAGGCGACGCCGGAACAGCCCAGGAGCAATTCGAAACCTTCAGCCTTGCAAATATGACACCTCAGTTACCAGACCTCAACAGAAAGGCCTGGCGACTGATGGAAGAAGCCGTGCGCAAACAGGTGCTGGCAGAAGGTGATGCCTGGGTAGTTACCGGAATGATTCCAGGCGACAAGACGATCGGGAACGGCGTCAACGTGCCAAGCGTTATCTGGAAGGCAGTGAAAGCCAAATCAGGCGAGGCTGTCTATGTTGGTGACAACACCACCGGCACCGTAACCAAAATGACCACAGCTCAGTTTGCTCTGAAATACGGCATAAAGCCGTTTAGTGAATAGTAAATAGCCAAATAGGTAAAGACGATGAATGAAGAATATCGTAAAGACCTGCAACTATGGTTTGGTCAGTCGCACGCCGCTTTTTGCGTATTGCCAAGAGTATTTATGGAGGCAATGCCAGAAGAATGGCAATCAAAAATGGCGGAACTTTTGTTCGAATATAGCGACACAATCCACACTGGAGCATGCGGTGTGCATAGTTGCTTTGTTACAGCGAAAGACATAAACAATCGGTTTATTAAAATGCCTGATGACATTCTTAACTACAGGCATCCAAAGAAAGAATTTTTAAACAGCATCAGAAAAAGCAATTAGCCATTACAAGGCTCATTTACGAGTGAGCCTGATAACGGATACTTGCTCGACCCTAGCCGGTGAGTGGGGATGTAACCCCGGCAGCCATAGTGTGTGATACCTCCTGCGTCTCCTTATGCGCAAAAACATCGCATGGCTATGGCGGACTGATGGAAAGACATTTTTATAAAATTCCACAATGCACGTCTTAATGGTGTGCATTTTAGAGCTTTATATAAGTTTCATCGCTTCCTGGTGTCAAAATTACCGGGCTAGTATCAAGCAAACCCAGCAGGAAATTCTAAATGACCACTATTGCATGGGATGGAGCAACGCTGGCATCTGATAGTCAGTCATCGGCGAATGACGCTGTATGCACATTGCGTGAACAAAAGATTTTCTATCCCAATAACGCGCCATGGTACGTGAACGATGAGGTGGTGCTAGCTGTAGGAACGGCAGGCGATTGTGGTATCGAGTCTCAGTTGTTCGAGTTGATGGAAAGCAATCTCACCTATAAAAGCGAGTTCACACCTGAGCCTGACTTCACAGCGCTAGCCATCACCGGAATAGGCAGGGCTTGGATAATTTCCAAGAACGGTGGAAACATTCACGCATCAGTGAGCTTGCAGATTGACAGTTACGCCATTGGCTCTGGAAGCATGATCGCAAGGGCAGTTATGCATTGTGACAAGGGCGCAGAATACGCTGTGAAAGTCGCAACCGAATTAGACCTCTATAGTGGCGGTGACATTCAGACATTCACTGCTGAAACAGAAATGCAAAAACGCGTAAAAGACGAATAAGGTAACAACATGGCGACCGAGAAAAAAACAGGCCGCCCTTCTGATTATTTACCAGAGGTGGCCGCTGATATTTGTGCGTTGCTCGCCGAAGGTGAAAGCTTACGCAAAGTTTGTGAACGTCCAGGCATGCCAAACAAGGCCACAGTTTTTCGCTGGCTTGCTGCTCATGAAGAGTTTCGCGACCAATACGCGAAAGCCGCTGATACCCGCGCTGATGCAATATTTGAGGATATGTTTGATATTGCTGACAGAGTCGCAGAAGAAGCAGCGGCGGTTGCAAAGGCGCGCCTGCGTATCGACACTCGCAAATGGGCTTTGGCCCGCATGAACCCCAAGAAATACGGAGACAAAGTCACGCAGGACATCGACGTTAAATCATCCGATGGCTCAATGACGCCTAAGCCGACAACTATTCAGCTGCTTCCCGTAGAGCCAAAGCATGAGTGACTCCGTTCAACTCCCAATACCTGCGAAACTTGCTCCTGTATTCACTAAGCCTGGCATGCGCTATCGCGGCGCTTACGGTGGGCGTGGAAGCGCCAAAACCCGTACGTTTGCCATGATGACAGCCGTTAAGGCTTATCAGGCGATGATGAATGGCGAGAGTGGGGTGATTCTCTGTGCTCGTGAGTTTATGAACTCGCTTGAAGAGTCGAGCATGGAGGAGGTGAAGCAGGCAATCAGGGCGGTTCCGTGGCTGGCAGCCAATTTCGATATCGGCGAGAAATACATTCGCACCATCGACAAAAGCATCAACTACGTTTTCTGCGGACTGCGTCATAACCTGGACAGCATCAAGTCAAAAGCGCGGATCTTGTTGTGCTGGGTGGATGAAGCTGAGTCTGTTAGCGAAGTGGCCTGGCAAAAGCTCGCTCCGACTGTTCGTGAGGATGGTTCAGAGATTTGGGTTACATGGAACCCGGAGAAAAACGGCAGCCCTACGGACAAGCGGTTTCGTAAAGAGCCATCAGAGCACTGCATAGCCGTAGAGATGAACTACACGGATAACCCGTGGTTTCCTGATGTGCTTGAAAAAGAGCGCATCGACGACCAGAAGCGCCTTGATGACAATGCCTATGCATGGATATGGGATGGCGCATATCGTGAGAATAGCGAAGCACAGATTCTTTCTGGCAAATATCGCGTAGAAGAGTTTGAGCCTGAATCAGGATGGAATGGGCCATATTACGGCATTGACTGGGGATTCAGTCAGGACCCGACAGCTGGCGTGAAATGCTGGGTGCATGATGATCGCCTCTGGATTGAGTATGAGGCAGGTAAAGTCGGGCTTGAAAACGACGACATTGCCGATTACATGATTCAACGCATTCCAGGCATAGAGCTTCACGCTGTACGCGCAGACTCAGCAAGACCAGAGACAATCAGTCATGTCAGGTCGACAGGTAATGGCAAGCGTAAAAGTCTGCCAAAGATTACCGGCGTCGAGAAATGGGGTGGCAGTGTAGAAGACGGCATTGCTCACCTGCGTAGTTACAAAGAAATCATCATTCACCCGCGCTGCAAAGAATGGCTGAAAGAGGCAAGGCTCTACAGCTACAAAGTCGATCGCCTTACAGGTGATGTGCTGACCGATATTGTCGACGCCAATAACCACTATATGGACGGCACTCGTTACGCGCTATCACCACTCATTAAGCGACGCGGTGCGAAAGTCAGGAAGTTTTCTGCATAACTGGAATTAACTATGACCGATTCTGTAAGAGTGCGATCAGCAAAAGTCGAGGCTATTGCAGAATGCTGGCCTATGATTACCGCTTTGCTGGGCGGCACGGAAGAGATGCGAGAGGCCGGGAAAACATATCTCCCGCAATGGCCTAACGAAGACGATAATTTCTACAAACGCCGCCTGGCGGTAGCAACGTTACTCCCTGCATTCTCCCGCACTGTTGAAGTTCTGAGTGGCAAACCATTCTCCAGACCAGTTACGTGGGCTGATGATGTGCCTGCTCGCATCGTTGAGCTGTTCGACGATATTGATATGCAGGGTACAAACCTTCACTCATTCCTGGCTGGCGTGCTGGAAGGGGCGATGGGGTTTGGAATTAACATCGTCCTGATTGATTACCCACCAACTAATGGCGAGATGACTGTTGCGCAGACAAAGGCATCAGGCGTTCGTCCTTACTGGGTATCAATCGGCGCAAACAGCCTGCTTGACTGGCGCTCTGAGCGCATTAACGGGCGCGAGTTGTTAACACACCTCCGTTTCGTTGAGTGCGTGACAGAGCAAGACCCTCAGGATGAGTTTGCCGAGGTGCGTGTTGAGCAGGTTCGCGTGCTTGACTCCGGGAGATGGAGGGTTTATCGCGAGCAAAAGGACGAAACAAGCGGTGAAATTAAGTGGGTACTGCACGACGAGGGCACTACAACCCTGAAGTACGTACCTGCAGTGCCAGTGTACGGTAAAAAGCTTGGCTTTATGTGCTCAAAACCACCTCTGACTGAGCTCGCTTATCTAAACGTCGAGCACTGGCAGTCAAAGAGCGACCAGCAGACCATTCTTCACGTTGCCCGCGTGCCGATTCTTTTCGGCAAAGGCTTCGACCCTGACGAAGATATTACGGTAGGTGCTTCGACAGCTGTCATCTCAGAGAAAGATGCAGCCGACCTCAAGTATGTCGAGCACTCAGGGAAAGCTATCGAGTCCGGCAGCAAAGACCTTGAGCGCCTTGAAGACCTGATGCGACAGATTGGTGCTGAGCTCCTCGTCATTAAGCCTGGCAGAATTACAGTTGCTCAGACAAGAGCCGAAGATGAAGCTGGTACATGCGCTCTACAACGCATTGTGCAGGACTTTGAAGACGCAGCAGACCAGATGCTTCAGGTTACCGCTGAGTGGCTTGGAGAGAAGGCTGGCGGCTCTCTGACCATCTATAACGACTTCGGCGCTGCTTCACTGGCTGAGGCCACTGCACAACTTCTCCTCGACGCGAATATCGCTGACGTCATCTCTAACGAGACTCTATTTAGCGAACTGCAGCGGCGCGGACTGGTGAAAGACAACATAACCTGGGATGAAGAGGCAAAACGCATTGCGTCGCAGCCTCAGCGCTCAGAAAGCACGAAAACAAACCTCAACGCGTAAGCGTTAACAACGAATACGAGCCCGGCTAATCACCGGGCTTTTTTTATGGCCGAAATCTGCGGATGCAGAGCGGCGCACCGGGCCGGATGGCTCACAGCAAGGTTGGATGACCATAAATGAAACTGAAACTCGATGAGAACGGCCACGTAGTAGTCTCTGATGGCAAGCCTGTGTACATCAACGATGAAGGTAAAGAGATCGCCTTTGACGTTGCCGGTACTGTAGCAACTATTTCTCGCCTGAACGGTGAAGCAAAATCACACCGCGAGCGTGCAGAAACAGCTGAGGGAGCACTGAAGGCATTTGAAGGCATTCAGGACCCAAAAGCGGCATTGCAGGCACTGGAAACCATCAAAAATCTCGACGCTAAGAAACTGGTGGATGCCGGTGAAGTCGACAAAGTCCGCTCAGAGGCCATTAAGGCGATCGAAGAGAAGTATGCGCCTATCGTTCAGGAGCGTGACTCACTTCAGGCCGCCCTGGTGAATGAAAAGGTTGGCGGCAGCTTCCTGCGCTCTCCGTTCATTACCGAAAAAATGGCAATTCCTGCCGACATGGTTCAGGCACGCTTCGGTGACGCTTTCAAACTCGAAGGCGACCAGGTAGTGGCGTATGACAAGCAAGGCAACAAGCTTTTCAGTCGCAGCAACCCTGGTGAAGTGGCTGGATTTGACGAAGCGCTGGAAATCCTCATCGATAGCTACCCATACAAAGACCACATCCTCAAGGGCTCGAATGCTTCAGGCTCCGGCGCGAAAGGCGGTCAGGGTGGCGGCAATAACCAAACCTCAATTTCACGCGCGCAATTTGAAGCGCTACCTCCTGCCAAGCAGATGGAGCAAATCAAAGGCGGCGTAACCATTACCGATTAAGAAGGAAATTCATAAATGGCTAACACCCTGACCAGCCTTGTCCCCGACCTGTACGAATCACTGGATATCGTATCCCGTGAACTGGCAGGTTTTATCCCGTCCGTCACCCTGGACGCCACCGCTGAGCGTGCTGCTCTGAACCAGGCAATCCGTATCCCAATCACGCCAGCAGCGGCTGCTGAGGACGTGAGCCCTGGTCAGTTGCCACCAGATGATGGTGATCAGACCGTTGGCAACACTCCGTTCACCATCACCAAATCCCGTATGGTTCCGTTCCGCTGGACTGGTGAAGAACAGAAAGGTATCAACACTGGTCCTGGCTACGCTAACCTGCGTCGTGACCAAATTACCCAGGCAATGCGTACCCTGGTAAACGAAATCGAAGTGGACTGTGGTAAGACAGCATATCTGGCATCTCGTGCTACTGGTACCGCTGGCACCACTCCTTTCGCTTCAGGCCTCGGAGACACCGCGCAGGTTCGTAAAATCCTGTCCGATAACGGTGCTCCTCTGAGCGATCTGCAGTGCGTTATCGACACCACCGCTGGTGCAAACCTTCGCTCTAACGCTCAGTTAACCAAAGCGAACGAAGCCGGTACTACCGCGCTGCGTGCTCAGGGTACTCTGCTGGAACTGCACGGTTTTGTGCTGCGTGAATCTGCTGGCGTAGCCCGTCACACTGCTGGTACTGGCGCAAGCTATGTCACCAACGGTGCTCTGGCAATCGGTGCTACCGTAATTCCTGTCCAGACTGGTTCCGGTACCATCATCGCAGGTGACGTGGTCACCATCGGTAACTACAAGTACGTCGTTACCTCTGCGCTGTCTGGCGGCAACCTGACCATCGGTGCGCCTGGTCTGCGTGAAGCAGTAAACAGCGGCTCAACCGTGACTCTGGCTGCTGCGTATACCGCTAACTTCGCGTTCAGCCGCTCCGCTATCGTACTGGCAACCCGTGCGCCAGCTCTGCCGGAAGAAGGCGATATGGCCGATGACCGCATGATGATTCAGGACCCGCGCACTGGCATGGCGTTCGAAGTATCCATGTACAAACAGTACCGTCGCGTTCGTTACGAAATCGCTGCGGCATGGGGTGTGCAGAACATCAAACCGGCTCATACTGCAATTTTGCTTGGTTGATTGGCTGACAACTAAAGGGGCTTCGGCCCCTTGTTTCTTTCTGGAGATAAAAGATGGCTGGATTGACTAAAGAGCAGCGTGCAGAGCGCGAGGCTCAAAAGCTGGCTGAGTTACAGCAGCAAGAAGGCGCGGCAGTCGCAGAAGATGTAGAGCATGCAGAGGCGGCTGATGATGTGGTTGAAGGTGTGGCAGACCAGGACGAGAGCTCACCTGAAGCGCAGCAAGATGATGCTGATGAGCAGTCGCAGGAAGATGCCATTGCATATGTAACGATGGTTCGCGACCCTGACAAATATGACGCCCCGCACACCGCACAGGTTCACCCTGATGAGGTTGTGAATTACTACTCTGGCGGCTGGGTAGAAGACAAATAACAGGCGGTGAGAGATGCTGACTGACCAGCAGAAGACGGACGTACGTCGTTACGCCGGATATCCAATGATTGGCAGCACTCCAACAGATGCCAGTCGTGACTTTGCTTATGGATGGGTGTCTCCTGGTGTATGGGAGACGCTTTATAGCCGCCTTAACAGCATGAGTGCCTCGGAAGAAAACGTGCTAATCACCGTTTACCTCGAAAAGCTTTCAGTGCTCGAAACAGCCATTACGGATGCCAGTGACAACCTGGACACTGATATCGCGGCGATCTGGACGCACAACAAAAACGAGGTCTCAGATAGGATGAACCTCTTCAATAAATGGCGTCGCCAGATGTGCTCGTTTATCGGTATTCCTCCTGGGCCATGGTTAGGTAAGGGTGGCTGTCAGGTCGTCAGGGGGTGATGCATGGATGGCGAGAAAATCCAGCTCAAGATGTACAAAGGGTACGCTAAGGCGGCTCGTGTAGTCGGAACCACCTACCAGCGGTTTCGTCCAACATCAGCCTCAAACCCGCTTGATGCCGGTAATGCGCTAACACCATTGAAAATGACGCTCAACGCTTGTGACATGAAATACAGCAAGCCGAATGTTTATGGTAAGGCGACCTGGTATGGGATTTTCGACGGAACGCAGGGGCAGGTTGGTGATTACTTTGTTGGAATAGAGGGGACGCTGTTCGTTGCTGCTATGCAGCAGTTGCTGCCAATCCTGATGGTGAGCTGCAACCGCACAATCACGATTTCCCGCCCGTCTATGGATGCCGGACCTGGTGAGCTTGGCTATGGTGGAGACACTGCGGCGAATGAAGTGCCGATCATGACCAACTGGCCATGTTCAATGCTTCAGGGTAGCAAAGGCGAGAAGAACGAAGTTGGCCTACCGGCTGACGCAAAAAACCCCTGGTTTAACGTGCTGCTTCCATTCGTTGAAGGCGTCTACCTGCGTACTGCTGACATCATCACCGACGAAATAGGCGGGCGATACAAGCTGACATCGGCAGAGCAGACAGACCTGGGCTGGCGACTGACAGCGCAACAAGTGAGGCCGTGATATGGCAGACGTATACGGCATTCAAAACACTCTGGTGTCGATTATTGCCGGGATTATGTACCCGAATGGCACATCAAACCCATCTGTGACCGGATTTTCAGCGTACATCTATGCTGGATGGCCTCAGCCAGAACGTCTGGAGCGCGATCTGAAGGCTGGTAAGTGCCACATAAGCGTTTACCCGCTTACCACAGAAAAAAAACTCACAGAATCACTCGGCAGGCCGTGGCGACGGTTATCTAAAGGCGTTTCAGGTATTACCGCTACGGTGAACGGGCAGCAAATCACGCTGGCTGGTACGGTAACAATCCCGACAAACATCAACCTTTACTGCAATAAGCAGCATCACACCTACGCGGTGCAGTCAGGCGATACGCTGGCAACCATAGCAACGGCTCTGGCGGTGCAGATATCAGGCGCATCGAGTTCAGGCACGGTAATCACGCTACCGGCAACAGCATCATTTGAGATTCGAATCGGATCAGAAGACGTAGTAGGTCGCATTCTTCGCCGTCAGGAAAAGGACTTTCAGGTTACGGTTTGGGCAGGGTCTCCTGCAGTTCGCGCTGCTACAGTTCTTGCCGTAGACAATGGCCTTTCTGCGTTAACTTCGCTGAATATGCCAGATGGTTCGCCGACTGTTCTGAGATATAAGCGCTCAATGCCAAGTGATTCGGCTCAGTCGTACCTTGTTTACCGTCATGACATGATTTTCTGCGCTGATTTCAGCTCACTTCAGACCGCAACCGCAACCCAGATTGTCGCTCAGACGATGAACGTCAGCGATATGTCAGGAAACCTCATCAAAACCATTCCGGAGTAACAAAATGGCCGATAATGCCAAAGCTACCGCATCAGCCGACCTCGGTTATGAGCTGGTTGTGCGTCATGCATTCATGGATTACCAGATTGGTGATCGCATCTCGGACGCAGCCAAAATCCAGGAGATTTTAGCTGGAGAACTGGCCTGCTATGTCTACAAGGCAGCAAAAGCAGAGTAAACCATTCAGTCAACTAATAACCCGGCCAATGTGTCGGGTTTTTTATTTGGGGAACCAATATGCCCGTTTATCAAGTAGGTAGCTTGAACACTACCGCGCTGTCTGCTGCTGACCTCTACGTTGGCATCCAGGCACCAAAAACACGCTATATCAACGGCGTGCCAAGCGATGGCCTGGGTATTGTCGGCATTGCCTCATGGGGTCCGGTAAACTCTCCGGTTCTCATCGGATCCGACACAGACCAGGCTATCTACTTCGGCGCTCAGCAGGTGCGTAAATACGACCTTTGCACTGCTATCGCGATTTCTCTGCAAATTGGCGCAACTAACCTGCGCTGCGTTCGCGTAACTGACGGCACTGACCTTGCAGCTGCGATTGCACTGAAAGACACCGCTGGCACACCTGTGACTGGTATGACGCTGACGGCGAAATACACCGGAACAAAAGGCAATACCATTACCGCGCAGATCGCCACTGGTACAGCAGTAAACAGCTACAAGCTGACTGTGTACTTCCCTGGACAGACTCCTGAAGTGTTTGACAATATCACTGGCTCCGGCGCGACTCTGTGGGCGAACCTTGTCAGCGCGGTAAACAACGGCATTACTGCTGTACGTGGCGCAAGTCAGTATGTCCTGGCCTCTATCGGAACCTCGACAGCAGTGCCTGATACGACCACGGTATGGGCCCTGACTGGTGGTACCGATGGCAACACAACCATCACTGATGCGGTGCTGGTAGGTACTGATGGCACAAGCACAACCCGCAAAGGTATGTATTCACTGCGTGGCTCAGGCGTGCAGGTGCTTAACCTTGTGGACGTTACTGATTCAACTCAGTGGCCGACTATTAATACCTACTGCCTGTCTGAAGGGGTGTTTGGTATCGCCCAGGCAGCTGCAGGCGTCACATACTCCACACTCGCCACCACTCTGAACTCCTCAGGTGTCGATTCTTGGCAAATGAAGGTGCTGGTTGGCGACTGGATTTACTGGAATGACACGGTTAACGGCCTGAGTTCTCGTATGTGCGCACCGGCAACGTTTGTTGCTGCGAAATATGCTGCCCAGTCACCGCATATCTCCGCGCTCAACAAGGCAATCACTAACGTCGTAGCGACACAGCGCCAGCTAGCTAACCAGCCTTACAGCATCAGCGAAATCGGCGCTCTGAGCAACGCACGTCTGGACGTTATCACCAACCCATGCCCTGGCGGTAACTACTTCGGCCTGCGATCTGGTCGAAACGCTGCATCATCTTCAACCCAGAACGATGATACTTACACCCGCATGACCAACTACCTGTCAGCGACTCTGGCAGCATCGTTTGGTTACGTTGTAGGTGAGCCGCAAACTACCGACCTGCGCCGCTCAACCAAGTCCACGATTGAGTCATTCCTGCAATCACTGGTAGACGCCGGGATGATTGGCGACCCGAACGGCGGTCCTGCATTCAGCGTCAAACTCGATGCCAGCAACAACCCAAGCAACCGAGTAGCTCTTGGTTACATGGTTGCAGACGTACAGGTTAAATACCTGGCAACTACGCGCTTCTTCCTGATTAACCTGGAAGGTGGTGCAAGCGTAACAGTGTCCGTTTCAAGCAACGCCACCCTGTAAACAAGTCAAATATAAGCCCTCTGCGTGAGGGCTTTTTATGGAGCAAAAGCTATGCCTTTATCTAATTACACAGTGGGTCGCGACGTCCAGATTGACATCAACACTGCTTACGGGGTTGTTACGATTCCTGTTGTTATCTCTTTCGACGCAAAGCCGAAAGTAAACCAAATCGACGTCACAAAAATTACCGGCGAAACCGATACCCTCATGATCCCCAAAAACTGGGAGGGAACGATTGAAGCTGAACGCCAAGATTCCACGCTTGACTCATGGTGGGCTCAGTGGGAATCAGACTATTTTGCTGGCATCAACCGCGCCGCAGGCACCATCACAGAAACCATTACGGAATCTGATGGCGGAACATCTGTGTATCGCTATACCGGCGTTCAGTTTAACTTTACAGACCCGGGTAAAAAGCAGGGCGATCAGACTGTTCGTCAGACCTTCACATTCACTTCTAAACGCCGTTTACAGGTAGCCTGATAAATGCCAAACGTAACAGTAAAAGAAACCACACAGGTTAACGAAGTGGTTGCAGAGCAAGACTCAAACGTAATCACCGATGGTCGCGGCCGTCAGATCGTAATTCGTGAGCTTGACCCTCTGGAAGAGTCTCGCCTCATCTTTGCCATTGGCTCTGAGCGCTCACAAAACGTAGTTTATGTGCAGGCGTACGCCATTCCAGCGGCATGTGCAGCAGAGATTGATGGCGAGTCATATTCTGTGCCACAGAACCTTCAGCAACTAGAAGGTAGAATGAAAATTCTTGGACGTGATGGTATGAATGCCATTGCCGCTCATCTTTACAAGTCTGTGGCAGATGACGTATCTGCGGAGAAAGAAGCAACAAAAAACTAGCAAAGAACCCCGATTTTCGAGAGTTATGCTGGTTAATGAAAAACGGGGTTCCTTTCAACGTTGCATTCTCTGTTTCTGAGTTAATGCCTTATGAAAAACATGCTATGTCCATCGTGTTTTCTGAGTTTGAAGGCGGTGTTTTTGACTTCAACTCATGGAAATGGGAGAAGAAAGAATGAAAGAGCTTTCAAGCCTGATGGATGCGGCATTGACATTTGCGGCAGCCAAAATAGCCGTCCAGGAACATGCAGAAAAGGCACTCGCTCAGGTGGCGGAGCAGATAAAGAAAACCGCTCAGGATGAGATTGGCTTTTACCAGCCTGCTGTCGGTCCATTTGCTGCATGGGAAGACCTGGCAGAATCTACAGAACAGGAAAAGGCCAGGCTTGGCTATCCGCTAAATGCTCCACTAGAACGGACTGGCAAGATGCGAGACAGCATTAAGGCTGAGTCAGAGGGGCTTGAGGCAATCGTTGGTTCCGAAGAGGAAAAGCTAGCATTCCATGAATTCGGCACCGTTAAAATGCCGCCAAGGCCGGTTCTTGGCCCTGCTGTAATCCACAATGAAGCAGCAATCAAAGGGATAATTGGCCGTGCCGCAGTGAATGCAATATGTGGTGGTGATGTAGTTCACGCTTCACTTGGGTATGGGAAAGACCTGTAAGTTGCGTTGAATTACGCCAGGCGAGTGATATATTTGTATAAATATCGCTCTGAGGATTTCTGCATGAAGCTCGCCATAATCGCACTCTCATTTCTCGCGTTACCTGTTACCGCGTTCTGCTCTATGGAATCAATCTATGCAGAGCAAAATGGTACATGCACAAAAGATACCTGCCTGAAAGGTGAAAGGGTAAATGTATTTGAGAGAGAAGGTGATAGTGGTTATGCCCAGTCATCAAATGGCGATGCTGTGCCATTGCATAGGTTGAAAAGCCTAGATTTTAAGGTTGATGGGCAGGATGAGAAGTGTGTCGAGTGCGCCATGGTTATTTCACCTGGTGGTGAAAGATATTCGATACAGCGAATGTTTCTAAAAAAATCAGGCTAACCCGCTTCGGCGGGTTTTTTATTGCCTGCCCGGAGCGATCTAATGGATATCGAAGCGTATAAAGTTGCGGTCAGGCTGAGTCTTACCGAAAACGTAACTGCAGGACTGATTGGCCTAACAAGGCATTTTGCTGCAGCTGAAAACAGCGCTGCCAGACTAAGAAACCAATTAACATCCATTGGTAAAATGACTGCCGTCGGCGGCGGTTTAATGGCCATTGGCTTCGGCTTAACCAAAGGTCTCGACGCTGCATTAAAGTCTGCGAAGGATGTGGCGAGAGCTCAGGCAGATTTCAAGACGCTTAACCTGAATGCTACTGAGATGGCAGAGGTTAATGCAAAAGCAATGGAGCAGACGCACAAGACGCTTGGCTCAACCATTGCTGGTAACATCAGACTCATTCAGGACTTGCATACTGCCTTTGGCGATCTGCATCACGCCCTCGAATTTGCACCTCAGTTCACAAGATATGAGACTGTCGTAAAGGCTGCTTTGGGTGAGAGAGCAGCAGATGGCGCAGTAAACGCCATGGCTCGCGCCCTGGAGCACAGGGGTGGAAAAGTAGTAAACGACCCTAAAGAGTTCCAGAAAGAACTTGCGATGGCTACGCAGGTTCAACTAGCGACACGTAACCGCGTGAGCCCAAAAGATTACCTGCAGGCATCTCAAACGGGCAAGATGGCTTACGCGCTTCTCTCTCCTGAATATCTGTATGGTCAGTTCGCCGGACTGATGTCGATGAATGGCGGCTTCCAGTCTGGTACCGCGCTAATGACGGCGTTCAGCTCGCTCATTGGCGGTCACATGGACAAGAAGGCAAAAGGATTCCTTGCCGATATTGGAATGTATGAAGAGGGGGTAAGCAAAAATCGCCTGAAACTGATGCAGGATGCCATGAAAGGCATGTCTGCTGACGAACGCAAGATCTACATGCAAAGCATCGGCGGAGAATCCTTGCTTGCTGGCGGATTGAAGTCACAGTATGCTGCGATGTTTGCAAATCCTGATCAGCTTGCTGCTGAAATGGCAAAGAATGTCAGGGCTAGATTTGGTCAGGGAATGACTGATGAGCAGGTTGCTGAGCTTATTGCGAAGAACTTCAACAGGAACACCGGTAACTTTATCGGTCAGCACATCCTGAACAGAACGAAGTTTGCCAAAGACACCGCCATATTCCGGCATGCTCAGGACTACAATGCGGCTTACGACACGTACATGAATTCTCCGGATGGTGCTGCTCTTGCTCTGTCAAGTTCGTGGACAAATCTTAAGGCTGTAATTGGACTGCAACTTTTGCCTACTGTAACCAAGCTCACCATGGGCCTTGCCAAGCTTTTTGACAAGATGTCTGAGTTTGCCGAGAAGCATCCTACGCTCACGAAAATGGCCACATACGCCATTGCAGCAGCTGCGGGACTAACCACGATTGCTGGCGCCGTTACGTTGCTTGGTGCTGCGATAATGGCTGCAAGGGTAGTGTCATCACTTGGCGTGGTTAGCTCACTTGTTGGCGTACTCGGCGGTCCCTTGGTATGGGCAGCTATGGCTGCAGCTGCTGCCGGTTTATTGATTTACAAAAACTGGGACAGAATTAAGTCAGAAGCCAAAAAGATGGGCGAAGAGTTTGGCATGATCATGTCTGATATAGGCACCATGCTTAAACAGGTCGGAAATCATGTTTACTCAAACTTCATTAAGCCGGTAGAGGAAGGCTTTGACAGTTTCGCTGGTAAAATGCAGCGCGGGTGGAATGGGATTTATGACTACATCATTGGCATTCTGAATAAAATTCCTGGCGCTAATTTCCTGACATCTTCAGAGCAGAATGTGAAGGGAAATGCACTGCAGCTGATGCAGGACATTCACTCAATAACATCTGGCGAAGGTAAGGCACCAGTAAGTGGAATCTACACTGAATCTGCTAAAACTACTGGCGGCCAGTCATTTGCTGAAGGAATGCGTCAGACTGCTGCAGGCATGTCTGCTCCCCAAGTTGTTTCAAAAAACGACCAGATGATACAGGTTTACTCTAACCTGCATATGGACGGTAAGAAAATCGCTGAAGGTGTCACCACCCACCAGGTAAAACAGGCCTCAAGAGCGCCTACAGGCCCATCCGGTGTGGACTCGTCAATGAACCTTATCCATGCAGGAATGGGCAGCCTTGTTCCGCGCTAACAGGAGACTAAATGGCTATTTTTGGAAAACTGTCTTCGCTTGCTGGCGTAGCGCAGGGGTTTGACCTTTCCGCAACAAGGTTGATTCTTTCCGGCACGTCAGGAACCTTTGAGTTCCTGGACTTTGAAATACCGGAAAGGATAGTGATACCAGGCCGTCAAAAGGTTGCAATTCACCAGATGATTGGTGGGAAGCGGCTTATTGACGTGCTTGGCGTTGAGTACGATCCGATTACCTGGTCTGGTATTTTCACCGGCTCAACTACCAAGTCGCGCGTCTCGTTTTTGATGGCCATGCGTGACGCCGGGCAGAAGCTAACGCTGACGCTTGATAATTACTCGTTTGACGTAGTCATCACTGACTTTAACCCGACATACGAGTTTGCTTACCGTCAGCCGTACTCGATTTCACTGGCTGTTATTCAGCGCAATGATAACCCGATTTCCGTTGACTCGCTTACAGGTGCATTAAATGCGCTGATAAATAGCGATATAGGGCAGGCTGTGGGGCTGTCAAACATTATCGACATCCAGACAGTAACCGATGCAGTAAGCACTGTTCAGAGCGCCGTACAATCGGTTTCTGACTTTGCAACTGCTACCGTTGACACGGTGCAAACTGTAGTCAGGCCCATTATCGCTGCCCAGCAGATTATCCAGACCAACATCTCGTCGCTCGAAAACTCGCTTAACACGATAACAACGCTTGGCGGAATTGTTCCTGGGTTCCCGATTTCAAAAACCGTGAACAACCTTCTCACTCAGGCAGACGGCATGACTCGCATTCCAGCGCTTTACAACCTGTCTAATGTGCTTGGGCGTGTCGATAAAAACGTCAGAACCGGCCAAACGGCTAACGGGGTTAAAACCATTACGCTGTCAGGTGGCAATCTCTACCAGATTGCTTCCGACCAGTATGGAGATGCTACGTTGTGGGAAAGCCTGGCAACAGTTAACGGAATTGACGATCCACAACTCACAGGTATTAACTCGATTCAGGTTCCTACCACGCCGTCCGCACAGGCTTCAAAAGCTTCCTATCCGGGGTAATTTATGGATGTGAACAACCCTATTATCGCGCCAGACGTGAGGCATGTGTCTGGCCGCTGTTATCTGAATGGGGTATCAGTTCCATTCAAATCGTATGATGTGACCAGCAACGGATTCCGTGGCGCCAGCACTTACAGCGTTGAGCTTGTCATATCTGCGCTGCCACCTGATATGCAGTTAGATTGGTGGGCGAAAACCACTACTGTGACGGTAGAGCTTTGGGCAGATATTACCTCCGCCGCTGGAGTGGACTCTAAGAGCCTGATTAAGGGTAATGTTGATACGTGGGACTATGACCCAGCGCGGTTTAGCATCTCATGTGAGGGTCGCGATTTCGCGGCCCTTTTCATTGATGCCAAGACGGCAGGGGAAACGTTCAAGAACTACACTTCCAGCCAGATAGCGGAAATCCTGGCTAAGCGGCAGGGGCTTAAGATAAGCGCCACTGCGACCTCTCAGCGATTTGGTGAATTCTATCAGATTGACTCTGCGCACCTTACTGGTGAGCAAACTGAGTGGGACTTGCTGACAACGCTTGCAGCTCTTGAGAACTACTCTGTCTGGGTTGATGGAGATACTCTGAACTTCCACCCGGAGGCGAGCCAGATGTCTGGTGACAGTTATGTCATCAAGTATCAGCCGCCTGGGGCGATAAACCTATATCCGCAGGCTAACGTCTCTGAAGACCTGAGATTCTCCCGCGCACTGACCATCTCAAAGGGAGTAACCGTTGAGGTTATGTCGTGGAACTCAAAGACCAAAAACAAACAGTTTACTGCCTACTACCCAAAAACGGCGAAAAACCTATCGCCTGGTGCATCAACACCGAAAACACAGGTTTATCGCATCATCCGTAACGGGTTAAACCCGGAACAAGCCCAGGCAATGGCTGAGAAGATATACCGAGACGTGGTTCTTCATGAGCTTAAGTTTTCCTGCTCAACAGCCGGTGACAATCTGCTAACGCCACGCACGCTGGTCAGGATAGAAGGCACGAAGTCGCTTTACGATCAGAATTACTGGTGTGATTCAGTGCGTCGGCGCATGGACTGGGATAGCGGCTATACGATGTATATCACCGGCAAGAATCACTCTCCTGCTCTGGAGATAACAACAGAATGAACCAGCTAAATAACCTCATTGCGATGAGGGCTCAGCAAGCTTTTGCTGGATTTTCTGGCACGAGGCAGGGGGTAATTACAGCCTATGACCCGAAAGAGTATGCCATTAAGGCATCGCTGCAGCCTACTGGTGAAGAAACGGGATGGATTCCTCTTGGCACTCCGTGGGCAGGTAATGGATGGGGTTTTGCGGCAGGGCCGATGATAGGTGCAGAGGTTCAGATTGATTTTGACTCAGGCACGATCGGCGTAGGAATGGCAGGCGGCCAATTCTATAACAATGAAGACAGGAGCCCTGGCCCTCCCTCTGGTGAGCTCTGGATAGTCCATCAGTCAGGGTCGATGCTGAAGTTCCTCAACAGTGGGGCAGTAGTGATACAGGACAAGGCAGGTACCGTGTTTTCCCTGAATGGAAATGGAACATCGACTCATACTGCGTCAGATGGAATGACCATTAATGCAAACATGCAGAACAATGGGAATTTCCAGTCATCAGGCTCAGTAAAAGACCAGAATGGTACTCATGGCTCACTTGGCGATCTGCGTATCAAATACAATGGTCACAAACATAGCGGCGTCCAGACAGGCAGCGGAACTACAAATACCACTGACAGCCCAACCACCTAAGGCAAAATCATGTTTGACATTTTCCACTATGTGGGCACGGATTTATCCGCGTCGCCAAGCGGCGACCTTTTGTCTGTTACCGGCACGGAGAGAAGAAAACAAAGGATTTTACGTCGACTGATCACCAATCCAGGCGAGCTTGTTTTTCACCCTGAATATGGGGCGGGGCTAGGGAAGAAAATCGGTGAGCACGTTAACGTCTCGGAATGGAAAGCGCTGATTCTAGGTCAGATGAAGCTAGAGGACTGCGTGGCAAGGATACCGGAGCCTGTAGTGACGTTAAAAACGATAGATAACGGCGTAAACGTAGATGTCAGATACAACGACTCAGTCTCGGGAACTGCTGAATTCCTTAATTTCGATATTACGAGGTAAGCCGTGGCGCTAAATATTAAGTCGTTCTCCGACATTGTAACGCAGCAGGTTACAGCCATTCAGACTAAAAGCACTCAACTGCTGGATTTTGCTATCGGCAGCATCTTGCGAGCTATAGTTGAGTCAAATAGCGGCGTTATCCTTTGGCTGCAGCAGTTAATTGTCAATCTGTTGGTCATTACCAGAGCTTCCACATGCTCTGGATCAGATCTGGATTCGTGGTTTGCTGACTTCGGTTTCTATCGTGAGCCAGCAGTTTCCGCCACGGGTAATGTAACATTCTCTCGTTTCACAGCGACAAATGCCGCACTTATACCCACCGGTTCGCAAGTTCAGACCACTGACGGCACGCAATCATTTATGGTTGTTGCTGATACATCCAACCCGGCATATGACGCAACGCAATCAGGGTATGTTGTGCCAGCGTCTACGGCTTCGGTAACAGTCCCTGTATCTGCTGTTACTGCCGGTTCTGCAGGAAATGCCTCAGCAAATACAGTTACCGTAATCGTGGGAGCGATTCCTGGAATAGATACAGTTACCAACGCAAGCTCATTTGCAAACGGAGCAGATGCCGAGTCTGATGATGCAGCGAGAACGAGGTTTCAGTTGTGGGTGGCCTCTTTATCTAAAGCAACTAAGTCAGCTATTGAGTATGCGATTTCAAGCGTTCAGCAGGGCGTTTCTTATCAGGTAGTGGAAAACCAAAGTTACGCAGGGGCCACGCAATATGGATATTTCTATGCCGTTGTTGATGATGGTTCCGGCAGCCCGACTAGCGGATTCCTTAATACTGTTTACACAGCAATAGACGCAGTGAGGGGGTTTACGACCACTTTCGGTGTATTTGCACCGGTTGTCGTAACAGCCAATGTATCAGCGACTATTACCACTTCTTCTTCTGCGGTGCATGGCGATATTACTGCCCTCGTGAATGCTGCGATCGCCAATTACATTGCTACTCTGACGCTGGGGCAATCACTTCCTGTAACAAAGATTGCATCTCTTGCATATGGTGCCAGCCCCTACGTTACAAACGTAACCAGCATCACAATAAATGGGCTAACGGCCGATTTAACCGCAACCGTGAAGCAGGTTATTCGCTCAGGCACCATCGTAATAAGTTAAGAGGGTAACATGGCAACCGGTGACCAGGATGATTTCGTCAGAAGGCTGAAATCAGTATTGCCCGTACAGTGGTTTAACGATTCAAACCCCATACTTGATGCTGTCTTAAATGGTCTGGCATCCGCACTTTCATGGGTCTATCAACTGTACGCTTATGCTGTTTTGCAGACTAGGATACTCACTGCTACAGATGGATGGCTTGATATTATCGCCAACGATTTTTTCGGCGAAAGGATAAAACGCCAGGCTGGGCAAACTGATGAAGATTTTCTCAATATCATAAGGATTAATTTATTCAGGGAAAGGGGAACAAGGCAGGCGATTATTAAGGTTCTTGAGGATTTGACTGGGCATACGCCTAAAATAATCGAACCATCAAGGCCACAGGATTGCGGAGGCTACAGCATGCCATGCATGGGGTATGGTGTAGCCGGTGCTTATGGTTCCATGTCAATGCCATATCAGGCTTTCGTAATAGCGTATCGTCCAACTGGTGCCGGAATTCCTTATGTTGGTGGTTACACATCGACGGTTTCAGGGTACAACACGCCATCTCGCGGTAAGTACGCTTCTTACTCAGAGCTAACCAGCGTCACTGATGCGCAAATTTACGCTGCAGTAGCCTCTGTGAAGATGGAAGGAACCGCCGTGTGGGTTCGTATCGAATAATTTACCGTTAACTTAATTAATAGACAGGCTGCCAGCGGGCGGCCTTTTTTGTATGGGAAAAATATGAACCGTCAGATTGTCTATCCTGGAGCAATTCCACTCGAAACAGATCTGCTTAATACCAACAAATATGCAATGCTGGGGCTGGCAAAGCTTGCGTCTTCTTTGATGGGGGGTAATACGTACGTTCATGGACTCGCATGCACACCATCAAGCCCGGCATCAATGGTTGTGAACGTTGCAGCAGGGCAAATTTACAGCCTGCAAAATATCGACGGAACCGCCTATTCTTCACTGCCAGCTGATACCACTCACAGCATTTTAAAGCAGGGGTATGTGCTTGATGCACAGCAATTTACGCTGACAGCCCCATCAACATCTGGCTATAGCATTAACTACCTTATTCAGGCGACGTATGCCGATGTGGATGGCGGCTCAACTGTATTGCCTTATTACAATGCTGCCAACCCATCTGTTGCATGGAGCGGCCCAAACAACAGCGGCACAGCGCAATACACCGTACGCCAGGGCGTTTGCACTGTATCACTCAAAGCTGGTGTAGCCGCAACGACCGGAACTCAGGTTACACCTTCCCCTGATTCAGGCTGTATCGGCTTGTATGTGATCACCGTTGCTCAGGGCGCAACCACAGTTACGGCTGGAAATATTGCCACTTATGCGAACGCGCCTTTCCTTCCACAGGGTGGTATTGTTGACGGCATTCAGCGGAGTACGATGACTTATGCCGCTGATACCGGAGTGGCGAATGCCTATGTGGTTAATATCAACCCCGGTATTCTGACGCTATCTGACGGGATGGTAGTAAACTTCAAGGCAACCAATGCGAACACGACTTCAAGCACGCTTAATGTATGTTCGCTCGGTGCGTTTCCTGTGCTTAATAAGTTCGGGCAGACACTGATCGCCGGAGAAATCGCATCTGGCAGTCATGTAACGGTTAAATGGTCTGCATCCGCATCATCATGGCTTATCCTTGATAGCACTATATCTGTTCCTACCGCACCGACAGCCGCTGCTGCAACAAATAATACGCAGATCGCTACAACCGAATTCGCTAAAGCAATGCCAGGGCGTTTCCTTCGCCGCAGATTTGTTACAGCCAGCGGAACATTTACCCCTTCATCAGACGCAAAATTAATTAAGGTCAGAGTAATCGGTGCCGGTGGTGGTGGCGGCGCGGCTGGTAATACAAATAGCGGATTTACCGCAATAGGTGGTGGAGGCGGTGCTGGAGGTTACTCAGAGGCAACAATAACAGTAGGAACCGGATTTACTCCTGTTAGCGTCACCGTTGGTGCTGGCGGGATACCTGGCGGCCAGTCAGGATATGCAGGCGGCGCGGGAGGATCTTCATCGTTCGGTTCATATTGCTCAGCATCAGGCGGCGATGGTGGTGCAGGTACGGCTGCAACAAATAATTCGTCATACATCATGTCTGGCGGCGCTGGGGGTCTTGGTTCTGGTGGAGAGATCAATGCATTTGGGCAATCAGGTTCTGCAGCAATCATGCCACCAGTAAATGGCGGGATATCAGGAGCTGGAGGTAGCAGCATTATGAGCGCCGGTCCTGGAGGGCGAGTCGGAAATGCAGCTGGGAACGATGGTATTTATGGATCTGGTGCATCAGGTGGCATTAGCCAGGTTTCTGCATCAACTCAATACGGCGGAAGAGGCGGTGCAGGGATTATCATTGTTGAGGAGTATTGCTAATGAGTCTGTATGCTGTAGTTGAGAATGGCGTCGTAACAAATGTGGTTGTATGGGATGGTGAAGGTGAGTGGTCGCCAGCGTCAGGGGAAGCAATCAAAACAGATAGCCCTGTAGCTATTGGCTGGAATTATTCCGATGGAGTATTTACAAACCCAAACGAACCCCAGCCACCAACCAATGCAGAGCTCAGGAAACAAGCACTATCAGCTCTTAGCATTACATATCAGCAAGACATAGAGTCTTTAAACAGGGCTTGGCTTGCAGCAGCGGTAAACGATGGGGTAAATGAGACAACAAAAAAAGATGCTGTACTGGCTCAAATCAATACACGCAAGACGCAATATGCTAGTGACAGGGCTGCAATCATTGCCCAATACCCATAAATGAGTGGAGAAAATATGCCAGAAACCAACGATTCACAGTCCACTGAAATTCAGTCATCAGCAGAATCAACAGCAGTTAGATTCTGCCCTATCTGCGGAACGCAAATGTATCAGGGGGAGCGGTACGGCTTTCTGTGCTGGATTTGTCCTGAATGCGACTTTGACGAACCGGTTTGATTAGATGATAAAGCCCACTTTGGTGGGCTTTTTTGCATTCCGCATATTGATCGATAGTGCCGATCAATAATACTGTATGCATACACAGTAACTATCGGAGGTGCATCATGGGATTCCCGAGTCCTGCAGCAGACTACGTTGAAGAACGCATATCACTCGACAAGCGTTTTATCGCTCATCCTTCTGCCACTTACATGATGGTAGCGGGCTCTACATACCTGCGCGCTGGCATAATGAAGGGCGCAATGCTTATCGTTGACTCGTCGCTGACGCCGAAGGACGGTTCTCTGCTTGTGTGTGCTATTGATGGTGAGTTCAGGGTCATGCGTTACAGGACGCTTCAGCATCCTTGTCTGGAAAACCCTGAAAATGGAAGGAGGGAGCCATTACCCTCAAAGGATGAGGTATCGGATACGTCGCGTCCGGTTTTTGGTGTGATCACCTACATCATCAACGATGCACGGTCTGGTGAGTTTGATGATTGTCCGGTGATGTGATGGGGCATATATGGGGCAAAAAATTAGCGCAAAACAACTCAAACACACAGAAGGTGATGATTCGTCTTGCGCTAACACTTTGCTTTTTACCTGCTTACTTTCTACATACTCACGCTTTCATTTTTTGCACCTTTAAATTATGGACTTCCAGCTTTACTCGCTGGGTGCCGCTCTGGTCTTCCATGAGATCTTCTTCCCGGAACAGTCCGCCGCGATGGCGCTGATCCTCGCGATGGGCACCTACGGCGCAGGCTATATTGCGCGCATCGTCGGCGCCTTTATCTTCGGCAGAATGGGCGACAGCATTGGTCGTAAGAAGGTGCTGTTCATTACCATCACCATGATGGGGATCTGCACCACGCTGATTGGCGTCCTGCCGACCTACGCGCAGATCGGGATTTTTGCCCCCGTGCTGCTGGTGACGCTGCGCATTATTCAGGGCCTCGGTGCCGGGGCCGAGATCTCCGGGGCCGGAACTATGCTGGCGGAGTACGCGCCGAAAGGTAAACGCGGCATCATCTCCTCGCTGGTGGCGATGGGGACTAACTGCGGGACGCTGAGCGCAACGGCGATCTGGGCCATCATGTTCTTTGCCCTCGATCGTGAACAGCTGCTCGCCTGGGGCTGGCGCGTGCCTTTCCTCGCCAGCGTCGTGGTGATGATCTTCGCCATCTGGCTGCGTATGAACCTCAAGGAGAGCCCGGTCTTTGAGAAAGTGAACGATGTGCAAGCTGCGCAGCCGGACACCTCACTGGGTTCCATGGTGAAAAGCAAATCCTTCTGGCTGGCGACCGGCCTGCGTTTCGGCCAGGCAGGCAACTCAGGTTTGATCCAGACCTTCCTCGCGGGCTATCTGGTGCAGACGCTGCTGTTCGATAAGGCCATCCCGACCGATGCGCTGATGATCAGCTCCATTCTCGGGTTTATCTCCATTCCGCTGCTGGGCTGGCTTTCCGATAAAGTGGGGCGCCGTCTGCCGTACATTATTCTCAATATCTCCGCCATTATTCTGGCCTATCCGATGCTGTCGATCATCGTCGATAAGAGCTATGCGCCGGGGACGATCATGCTCTGCATCATCGTTATCCATAACTTCGCCGTGCTGGGGCTGTTTGCGCTGGAAAATATCACCATGGCGGAGATGTTTGGCTCGCGAAATCGCTTTACCCGTATGGCGATCTCCAAAGAGGCGGGCGGGCTCGTAGCGGTGGGCTTTGGTCCGGTACTGGCAGGGATTTTCTGCAATATGACCGGCTCCTGGTGGCCGATTGTCGCCATGCTGGTGGCCTATTCCGTGATTGGACTGATCTCGGCGATCCTGATGCCGGAAGTGCGCGACCGTGATTTAAGCGCGGCGCAAGACGCAGCCGAGTCTGCGCCGAAAGAGACGGTCGGTTACGGTGCCGTCTCCTCAAGACGCTGA